TGATGCTGTGTTTGTCAACTCAACATAACCGTAACGAGTCATAAAGCCAACGACTGGTTCGAATGTGCTTGGATCTAGAACAACGCCCGAGCTCATTAGAGGAATATATGGGCAGTAGAACGCGGCTGCATCAGCCTCGCTTGAACCCTTATAACCAACTAGAACTGCTTGGGTATCGCTAGCATAGCTGTCAACATAGATACGCATTGCGCCGTTTAGTGTACCAACAAACTTGGTGTTGGTAGGAGCTTCAAAGGTACCTTCAGTTGTACGAGCAAATGCTGAAGTTGTTGCGCTTTGTAGTACAGTTAGAGCTGCTGGACTTACAACTGCCCAGTTACCAGCACCACGACGTGTACGTGAAGCGATTAGGTTTGCTGTACGGTTGATTAGAACAGCTAGTGCAGCGTGTTCGTCACCAACGAAAGTAGCAGTACCACTTACAGTTGCTTGGTCAAATGTAAACTCAGTTGCTGCCAAGCTACGTAGTGAACCTAGGATTTCTTGGTCAATTTCAACTGTGATTTCTTGTGCAAGAGCTGCCATGATTTCTGCTTCGATGTCCAGGCCGTGCATGGCTTGTGCATCTTGTGCAGCTTCAAAAGTCCAGCGAGCTGACAACTTACGAGTCTTGGCTTCAACAACTTGCTTCAAGATTTGTACGTTGATTCTGTTACCAGGTACACCTTCTAGTGTACTAGTAGTAGCTGCCTTACCAGTTGTAGCTGTGCCACCTGGAGTTAAACCAGAGTAAGCAACAGCAATCTTGAATGGGCTCAGTGCTTCATCACCAGCTGTGGTACCAGTAGCGTATGGGCTAGCAGTATCAGTGGTGTTGTCTGCATAACGAACACGTAGAGTGTGGATCTGTGCAACAGGTCCAGTCATTGGCTGAACACCAACGATTTCGTTTGCAATAACTGTTGGCATAACACGACGAATCACTGGTAGAATGACTCGGTTCAGTGTTGCAACGTTTGAAGCAGCAGTCGCGCCAGCGGTTGCAGCTTCCATCAAGTGCTTGCGAGTGTTTTCTAGAACTACACCCATTGTGGTTCTCTTGGAACCGTTTAAGCCTTCTAACAGAGCGTCTTTAGTTTCGCCCCAACGGCTTTCTAGTAATGCTTGTGTCATTTTATTTCCTTTTCTCCTATTTAGGGTTTACTTTAGCCCTGCCAAACGCTTGATCTCAAAAACGTTGTGTACGTTTTCTTCGATTGCAGGTGTTGTAGCAGATTTATCACCAGTTACTTCTACACGACCTTCTGCCAGCATTGTTTTTGGCTTTGCTGTCTGTGCGGCTGTGTTGTTAAGTACTGCTGGCAGATACTTTTCGTATGCACTCTGCAACTTAGCAGTTTGCACACTCTCAAGAAGTTCGCTCATTACTGTAGCTTTCTCCTTGTTTAAAGGTTTCAGCAGATTGGCCATAATTTCTCGGCGTTCTGTTGATTCTTTAATAACTTTGATCTCTTTGTCTTTTGATTCAACAATCATTGCAGCTTGTTCTGCTTGAGCTTGTGCCTCTTGCAAAGCTTGCTCTTTGGTAGCAATGACAGCTTGTAGCTTGCGAATTTCTTTGTTCTCATTTAGGTGAGTCACTGCAAATTCACTTGCAAAAGCTTCAAAGATTTGACGACCAAACATGTTCTCACGAGCAAGTTGGATATCTTCTTTGAGTTGAGTCATTTCTGACTCTAGTTTTCTAGTAACTGATTCTTTAACTAGTTCTGCAGATCTAGCAACAAAACTCTGTTGTAGTTCGGCAAGCTTGTCTTTGGCACCAGCGATTAAGCGAACTTTTGTCTCAACCACTGCTTGCTTGTCTTGCTCAAACTCTTGAATTTCTTCTGCTAGTGCTTTGATCACAAATGATTCTAGCTTACTTACACTATTCTCATATTGCTTGCGATCTTCACGTAGTTCGCGGATTTCTTCGGCCAGTTTACCAACCATAAAATCGTTGAATTTGGTGCTGCTTTCCATCATGTGAACTTTGAACTTCGCACGATCTTCTGCTAGAGCCTGTTTCTCTGCTGCGAACTCTTCGAGTTCGTTTTGTAGAGATTCAGTTACCATTTTGTCTAGAGCTTCAACCATAACTTGCTTGTCATGTTGGTATCTTTGAGCGAATTCTTCACGAAGTTCTGCTCTAACAGTTTCACGGGCTTCGAGAAGTTTTGCTTCCCATGCTTCCGTGATAGCCTGTTGCGTATCTTCGTTTATGATGCCGCTGTCTACCAATGGTTTGATAGCATCTAATAACATCAGGTTTCTCCTATTTTAACTTAAGGTCTTTGATAAGGCGTGTAATGCCTTCTTTCAGGTACCGCTGTACTCTTTGATCTTGTGTGGCATCACGAGCCACATCTAACACTCGGTGTCCATGACGCATATTCATCAAGCCCTCATAGATTGCTTTGGGATATGCGTTAGGGGCACTAGGTTGTGCTACAATGTCAACGGTAATAATGTCAAAACCACTTACACGACCGTTGTCAGCTACTTCTCCACTTCCACGGCTGCTTACACCCAACTTGACACCCGATGTGATCATTGCTTTCACAAGTTCGCCCATGGGTGTTGGTAGGATTTTTAGTTTGCCGTGACCGCAAGGACCGTCCATCCACATACCTGTAATCATATGTGACACACGATCCAAATTAATCTTTAGGTCATCAGGGTGATCAACTTCTCCAAGGACGCTTTTGCCTTGTTGAATGGTTTCATTGATTTGTTCTACGGCCTTTTTGATTTCTGTCATAGGGTAGACACGCTTGTTTTCATTCATGACATCGCCCTGAATGAATATGCCTTCCATGTAAAGATTCTTCTTGCCATCTGACCCAGACGCAGAATCCTCTTCGAGGACTTTGATCTGCGCCCGGTCAAATGTAAGATGCTCTCTTAGGTACAAAGCCATATTATTGCCCTAATTAATTGCCACCGCGTTCAATACTTGTCTTGTTCACAGGTACTGATCCGTCGGTAGTTTGCCCTTCACCTGCTTTTGCTTTTGCCTTGTGACTAAATGTCTTTCCGGCATTGGCGCCTGGTTTGTTTTCCCAGTTACTTGCATCTTTTACATCTTTTACAGTGCCTTTCTTAGGAGCACTTGTGCCGTCTGGTGCGCTTTCGCTGCCACCTTGAGCCAAGTTCTTGGCTGTGCCACCCATGTCGTTCTTGCCGGCTACTGTGCTTTGTGTGTTAACACTTGCGTGATCGCCACCTGCACTGGTACCTGCTGGCTGACCTTCGGTGTTGCTGGGTGAGCTGATTTTTTCTACATATTCACGCATTAGATCTACTGCGGTCTTTTGTAGTGGACGACGCTGTCTTGATTCGTAAACGGATTCTTCTTTTTCGTCTTTTTCGTCTTCTTCGTCGTCTTCTTCTTTTTCAGCTTCCATCATTGCGAAATTGTCTTCATCTTCTTCGTCTTCTTCACTGTCCATGTCATCCATGTCCATGGCATCCATGTCCATATCGTCCATGTCGCCTTCTTCGTCGCCCATTAGTTGTTCAAATTCAGCCTTCAGAGCTTCTAGCTCGCTCTCTAGATCCATAACTTTTTGCTCTAGATCGCCTTCATCGTCGCCCATGTCGTCCATTGAATCGTCGTCGCCCATGTCGCCCATGTCGCCCATGTCCATGTCGTCATCATCGCCTTCGCCGATGCCGTCAGTTTCGTCCATGGTGATTTCATCTATGTATTTTTCAACTTTACTACCACCCATGCCTTCTTCGGCATACTCTTCGTCCATCAGGCTTTCGTAAATGTCACGTGATTTTTCAACCACGATTTGGTGAAACAACGCACGAGCTTTGTCTTCCTCGTCGTTGATAATGTGTTCAATTAGCTGTTCATATTTGTTCATTAGGAACTCCTTATAATAATATGGCTGTATTTTATTTACTAAAATACCTAGATAATGGGGTTAAATGGTGTTTTTTTGAAGGATTTAGGCGGACTACACCGGTCCAGGCATGGCTGCGGGCGGTTTGTACTGTTTGGCCACTTTTTCCAACTTGTTTTCGTGCTCGACTTTACGCACATCGTTGGCCATTCTCAAGCGACTAAGGTCGGCTAAAGTAAGTCTAGTTTTGCGTAGATCACTCAGTTTAAGAGGCGTATTGTCCTGACTAGGACTCTCGTATCCTGGCTTGGCTGGTGCAAATAATTCGGTTACAATCATACTCGTATTTAACCAAACCTGTTAAATTGTGGCGCCAGCCGGTGCTGCCTGAGCAGGTGCGCCCACTGGACCTGCGCCTTGTGGAGCAGCAGCTCCTGGTGCTCCTGCTTCGCCCTCAGGCGGTGCTTCTGTGGGCGGTGCAACATTTTCTAGATCGCCAGCAATACCACCTGGGCTGATTCCTACACTACGTAAGTTAGGATCTTCTGCCGGAGCTATATCAACATCGCCCTGTTCTTCGGCCCACATGGTTTCGTTTTCGCTCATTTCCTGTTCGCTCATGCCCAGATAACGCTTCATCAAGAATCGTTTGCTAAAGTAAGGATAAGCTTCCAGTGAGGTAAATGTTCCAATTCTGGCTGCATCTACGTCAGCTTGGCGATACTGTGCGAAGTTTTGTGGCGGCTCAAATATCAATTCAAACAGTTGACTGTCAATGTTGACCCCGCGCCAACGCATGAACAGTTTGAACTCTTGATCTAGTGTTTCAATAACAGCGTTTTGCAAACGCTGACAGTACTGATTAAAACGCCATTCTTGTATTAGTGCTGTACCTACTCTGCCATCGTTGTAGCTCTGTGTGCTGTCTTCTACTGCCACTGGCAAGTAACTGCTGGGAATACGCAGACCACGGAACAATTTGTTAGTAAAGTAGCGCAAGTCTGTGATTTCACCTAGGTTGGCTGCACCTTGCAGTGTATCAACACTTGATCCTCGTTGGTCAGAAGTAATTGGGAAGAAATAGTCTTCCATTTGCGCCAAGGGATTGTATGTGGCATCCATCATGTTGGCACCACCGCCTGTTTGTGTAGGAATTCTACGTTGGCTTATTTCGTTTTTGATACGTTCTACATAGGCCATGGCCATGTGACTGGGCATGTTGCCCACATCAATTTTGAACACCCTGCGTTCAGGAGCTCGCTGCACACGATAGATAATGATAGCGTCTTCCAGCAGTTCTTTCTGCTTAAAAACTTTAAAAACGTTTTCCAACACACTGGTACCAAACGGCCAGTATACATCTAGACCTTCGGTTAAACTGAGATGTACAATGTGTTCTGCGTTGATAGCTGCTTCGTTTTGCGCTCGAGTAAATCTACCGCCGCCACCTAACGGTACGTTGGGCTGCACATAGCTACCGCTGGGACCGCCCACCTGTGGATGATTCATGTATTGGTCACTAGTGGTGACCGCTGTGACTGTCAGGTTCTCAAAGTTGGGATTAATATCTTTAAGAATATATTGCTCAGGCTTTTTGCCTTCGCTTTCGTTTACAATAACCTTGACCACTTTGCTCATTTCCACCCAGAACAGTTTAAAGTTTTCTGGATCACGCACAAACACTTGGTCGCCGTATTTGATAGTATTTCTTACTATCTTGAATATTCTACTGTTAAATTCGTTTAATTTATTCCATTGAGCCAGTTGTTCTTTGATTATTTTGACTTCGTTGTCGGTGGGTGTGTCTTTGAATTTGATATCAAAGGGTGTGTTATTGGCTTCATTTTTCTGTGTCATAAACTCAGAAAGAATGTCTAGAGCAGCATTGATTTCCGAATCCATATCCATTTGTTCGTATTGATTATAACGTTCAATACGGTTGGGATGCCCAATATACACATCAGGTAGATTGCTTTGATAGTTTCTATATCCCGGATCCGGCATACGACCGCTGCCAATGGGACTGATGTTGCTGGGTAGATTGCTGCTCTTAAAATACTTGCGCCAAGTCATATGTTATCTCAATGAGTGTTGTATTTACCGCTTTAAGCAAGTGCATTGGTCATTTTTCTTGTGTTTTCTGCAGTGTCTTCCGTGGCACGTAACATGTCTTCCCATATAGTTTTGTCACGCATGGTGCTAATTAATTCGTCTAGTTTGCCAATTTGTGCTTGATTGCTGTTGGTTATTTGGGTGGCCAAAGTTGACAAGGTAGACGTCACAGTTTCCGACATCTTGGCAGATTCTGCAGATGTTGCTGATGCGGCAGAATCTGTGGATGTTGTAGAGGCCAAATCTTTTAATACACCAGTTTGCGCATTTTTTACCAGATCTGTAAATTGGTTGGGTGTCATTACTGCTTGGGGTCCATGCAGTTCTGCCAGTGTTCTTAGTCCAAAATCATGAAAATACTGGCCATGGACTCCCAGTGTACCTTTGTTGTATCCTTGTGGTTTACCACCTTTACCACCACCACCACCAACAGATTGAGAAAATCTATCAACCGCACCAGAAAATTTATTGACCACGCCTAGAAAAACTTCACCTGCTTTGGCACTAAGTTCGGCCACTTTGCCTCCGGTTTGCAATTTGGGTCCTTCTGCAACCAGTCCCAGATACATTTTCATGTATTTCTCTTGCAGTTTGAATTGTTCATCCATGACTCCGGCCAAGCCTTTGGGACCAAGTTTATCAACAAACATTGCCATTGCGCCTGTCAAATTATTGATTTGTTCAGGTAGTTTATTTCGCGTGACCTGTTCGGCCTGCACAATTGACTCTCTCAATGGATCAATCACGTTGTTGAGTTTGTCCACATTTGTACGCAATTGTTTCATTTGCTCCACAGTATTTCCAATGCCCTCAACTTCGGCTTGTCTAGCTGCTAATCCTCGAGCAGCCAGATCTTGTTGTCCTTCCGCTAATCTGGTTTGTGCGTCCATGCCTTTGTCCAAAGCAGATATTGTACCAAATCTTTCTGCCATGCTATCACCTTCGGCTTTTAACGCTTCGGCGTTGTCTTTGACCAGTTCTTCGTAGCGTCGTGATGCTTCTTCGGCACTAATTGTGCCTGCGTTTAAGTCAGCATACACTTGATCCATGATTTTTTTACGTGTGGGACTGTTTGCCAACATGATATTGAGATTTTTATCTACTACTTGTCCGCCAGTTACCAACATCTGTTGCAAAGCCTTGGTCATGTCTGGACCCATTTTAGCAGACAGCGCCATGAATTTTTGTGTAGCTTCTCCGCCCATTCTTTCTAGTTTTACTCTTACGGCACCTTGTTGGGCTGCTTCCTTGGCTCTGGCTTGAGCTGATTTAAGATCTTCGCCAGTAAATGCTGTCACAGCCTTCATGGTCATCAAATGTTTTGCACCTGCTTCGGCGATTTCTTTGTCTGTCATTCCGCGCAATTTGCCAGTTTTGTTCATAATGTCCATGAATTGAGCCATGCCTTCGGTTTGCTCTTCATAGCTAATTCCGGATCTCAACAACTGTTGGCGTAAGTCTTTGCCTTCTTTGTTCAGCTGATCAAATGCCAATCCGACATTTCTTAGTTTTTTAACTCCGCCTGTTGCAGAGCCTCCAAAGTCAACCAATTCTTTCCTGCTTCTTGTGACAACCTGTGAGAATTCATTTAGATTCAAGCGCAGTTCACCAGCAGTTTCCCGCATCTGAGCCATGCCACCACCAAGCAACACTCCGTTTTTGGTCATGACATCAAACGACATGGTTGTGATACTGACTTCTTTGTTTAAAGCTTGCAAACCTTTTTGCTGCTCAACACTCAAATTTTTGGCAAAACCAGCCAGTGCTCCTACACCTGCTGCAACTCCGGCAGTGAGTCTGGCTATTGGATTGGGTATCAAAGCCAGAGTGGTTGCTGCCATTTCGGCACCTGCAGTCAGTTTGTCCAACATGGAAATTTGACTTTCCAATGCTGCATTCTGCATGTTAAATGCTGTTTGAATTCCCGAGGCGCCTTCTTGGTAACTGCCAATGGCAGTGTACATTTGTTTGGTTACAAAAGATATAGCTTCTGTCAGACCACCTTTGAGTAGCGCGGCCGACATTGTTCCTGCAGAATTTTTAAAAATTTCAGCTGCTGCCTGTGCCTGTTGTGCCAGTAGGTCTTGTCCTGCTTTAGATTTTTGAACGCTTTCTGTTAGGGCTCCAAATTGTGCAATTGAACTTTGTAATGCCGCTGTTTGACTTTGCACTGTGCCTGTGCCACGTTGCATCTGGTCGCGCAGTCGGGCCATGGCCGCGCTGGCACCGGTCAATGATGCTCTGGCATTGCCGGCTGCACCGGTCAATTGTCCAAATGTCTGTAGTAACTGTTGAATTTGTGGATCAGCCATGTTTTCTGCCTATAAATATAGTATTATCAATTATTTATAGGAATCAAAAAATGGATCAAAAACCTCTCAATCCATTGCGAGCTCATTTTAGACAACCGGCAATTTATCTCAAATTACCCAGCAACGGAGACTTTTGGCTGGCAGGGTTGGACATGCCCAAGACTCACGAGTTGCCAATATATCCAATGACTGCCAAAGACGAGATCATGTTAAAAACACCCGATGCCCTGTTAAATGGGCAAGGTGTTGTAGATGTGATCGAAAGCTGCTGCCCGCACATCACAGATGCCTGGCAGATTCCCAGCACAGACGTGGATGCCATATTGATTGCAATTAGAATAGCATCTTATGGCGACACCATGGGCATTGATACCAAGTGCCCGCACTGCGAAACAGAAAACAGATTTGATGTTGCACTCACCGGATATCTAGATGGTATTCAGTGTCCAGATTATAATCGCAAACTAGAACACGAAAAAATTAGAATAAAAATCAAGCCACAAACCTACGCAAGTTTAAATGAAACCAGCAAGATCAGTTATGAACAACAACGCATGTTAGAAAACATTGTGGTTGACGGCAGCGAAGATCAAGTCAAAGTTACTGCGTATAAACACCATATTGGCCGATTGGTTGATCTCAACGCCAAGCTGCTGGTAGACAGCACAGAATTTATTGAACTGGTTGACAGTGGCTCCATAGTCTCCGAACCAGAATACATCAAAGAGTTTTACTTGAACTGTGATTCAGAAATTTGTAAAAAACTACAAGAACGCATACTTGAACTTAGTCAGCAAGGTGCAATCAAACCTCAAACCGGCACTTGCGAAAATTGTTCTAAAAACTACGACGTTTCATTGACATTTGACTATGCAAGTTTTTTCGCCAACAGCTCTTGACACTTGACGCCGAAGGTATTTTAGGTTTAGTTAAGAGCTACGAAAAACAAGTCAAAGACATCAAAGAAGACCTACTAAGAATGTGCTGGTACATGCGCGGCGGATTGAATTACAACGATGCCATGATGTTGGGCAGCGAAGATCGACGTATCATAAACGAAATTATCAAAGACAATTTAGAAACTGCCAAGAAATCAGGAATGCCATTCTGGTAAGACTAACTGCGTTAGTCTATTGATTTCGCTTGCGCTCATCAATGTTTTTTTAGGTTTCATCCAGATTAATTGGTCACTCTTTGCCCAGGGCGGGCAAAAATTATATGCTTCATCCGAGTCGCATAGTCACTAGTATTAGAGCATTACAGAGGCGGTTGTCCGGTACCTCGAGCTCCGTTCTTATCACAACGGCGATTTGTACACAACATACTAGCGTGGTATACAAACGTGTGCAATCGCTTGCACGTCTTTTTAGCCTTATCAATCCTATTCAAACAACTAAATCGCGGCGTTTGCGATCTTCATCCCGAAGGGTAGTAGTTGAGTGCTCGTTGCGGCGACGAGGCTTCCGTCCCTGTGTATATTTCAACCAGGTCTAGGGCACACGATATTGACCTGTGCTAGTCTTTACTGCTCAAAATTCTTAATTTATTTGATAGAAATTTGCCATAAGATTCATGAGATAAAGGGCCAGGGTGTGAATTATCATTGCCAAGGTCTATTAACATACTAACCATAGGTTGATACAAATTGAGCCATAATTGTTCTTGTATACCGCCAACGGACTGATAATCATTGTGTATTTTATCGTATAATAAATTTATTTGATCGTCGTTTCTGTTATAAGAATTTAAAATAGTGTTTGTATATTTTGTAAGTGAGTTTGATTTGATTGGTTTTGATTTTTTTTTAAAAAAGTTTTTATCCCAATGACAATAATTGTTTAAAAAGTAAATTTTTGTTTTTTTGGACTTGGCCAAGGTTGAGAGAATATTAACATATCTGACAATATCCAATATATCGTAATGTGCATTACTGATCAAACATAAATCATCTCGCAGTTTATGTAAAAATTTATCACTAAATGATAAATCATTACCATGAAACGGCAATAGATCGTGACCAGCTTTAAATACCCTAGTGCAATCGTATGGCTCTAGGCCTAACCAAGTGTAGTGTCTTGGATAGCTTGTCCAGCCAACAAAAACAAAATCATAAGCAGATTTTGTTAATTCCACACATGTATCTAAAAATATACGCAAGTTTGAATATCCACCTACACCTATATTGGTTACAAGAACATCATCACCAAACATTTCTGCAGCTAACACATTTGCATAATGCATTGAATTCTGATTTTCTAAATCTAATCCAATACCTTGAACAATGGAGCATCCAGAAAATAATAATCTAATCATTACTCAATTTGTTAAAGTTTGTTTTTTATATGAGAGCCATGGACACGGACCTGTATATGCCCGTTGTAATAATCATCTGATTCTAAGACTTGGTGTCGGAATTGTTCTCTTGCTTCAATATATGAACATTCTGCTTTTGATTTACAGTAATACAGTATTTGTCTAGTGAATTTGTCTGCGCCTAGAGTTTGTATGTCTTTTTTGAGTTCGTCATTTGAGCCATAATATTCTTGCCAATCGCTATCTATTTTGCTTCTGATCTTCTTTTTCTTTTTGTTACCGTTTTTAAGTTTTACTGTTCGTACTGTAGTTTTTGAAAATTTAGCTAACTTCTTTCCTATGTATTTGCGCCCAGATACAGTATTCGTTATCAAATACACAAATCCTACACAATCTTCAGGAAGTGATTCCACAAGAGTGGATTCGAATAGCCATGACATACAGCATATAATTATGCCTTATAGTCTAGATTACAATAAAATGTTATTTCCTCTATACATGTGTTTGGATCCAAAGTTTGAGCATATTTTATAAAATTAGATACTGCTTCTAGATCAATTCCATTTCCTGTCCATGTAGGTCTACTACGACTAAGTTCAGTATCTAATCGATCCAGTGTAATTAATGTAGTTTTAAATGATACTGTATTTGCTTTAAATGCTGCTGTGCCCTGTTGGCTAGCATGCTCTAAGGCTGCTTTTGCTACACGATAAGTTTCAAATCTTGGTTCTGGAGCTACAACGATTTTATTACCCACACTGCCAATATTGACGATCCATCCTGTTTTATTAGCTGCCCGCCATGCATCATAAACAGCAAAATACACCTGTGACTGAGCAAAGTTAGCCCATGCTTCTTGCGGAGGACCATCAAATGCGTTATTGACAAACACATCGTAGTCCAAGCTCATTGCAGCAATCGCATCTGTATTGCGGGTAATATCAATGCCGTCTGCACGACTGACACTTGTACCTGCAAATTGTTCAACTAGGTGTTTACCTAGCCCTCTATTGCCGCCTGTTACCAACATCTTCATCTAATAGATCCTCCTTGATCCCAAACTTTTGTAAATTTTTCTCCGCACGTCATGGCGCATTCCATAATTTTGTTTGATCCAGACCAGCGATCAACAAGCTCAGTCCAAAAATTTGATTGAAAAATATCTTCTAAACTTTTGTTATTGATGTCTAATTCGTTTTTATATTGTTCAACAAACGCTTTTACTTGAATTCTTCCTGGGCCAGTAAAACTTGATTCATGCGCCCCTGGCATGGCACTGTCACGGAATCTGGCATCGTACATGTTATGCTCAAAGAAATTACACGGCAATACTAATCCTTCAGCAGTTATAACAACTTTGTTGCCTAGCAGCGCATCGCATTGAACATCAGTTAGTTCAAGATACTTTCTAAAGCTACCGTGCATCTTTTTTATTACTTCAATTTTTTGTACACTGGGATTACGCAATTCCTCTAGTGTGGGTTCTTCTAAGCAATATTCAATGTTTTTGTTTTTATCTAGTACAGGCCAATTTTTATAAGCAGTTTCGTTTTTATGATCGTAAAATCTTCCAGTTTTTCTAGCCAAGAAATTAAAAAAGCCATATTCTTGACTTAACGCTCTTGCCTGTTCAACTTGGTGCTCGTTGTGTTTAAAAACAATATAGTTCCATTGTGCTCTACCACCAGCACGAATAAACGCCAGGGCATTACGCATAGCTGTTGCATATTTTACATTACGTCTGTACAGATGTAAAGTATCCTCTAATCCATCAAATCCAAAATCAATCTGACCGTACCCGTTCATTATACGGGCTATTTCTCCCCAGTAGTTTTCGTCATGAACTCCGCCGTTGGTATGAAAGTATAACCAAAGTGTTGGATTCTTCCGCCTAAAGTCCTGTAGTATATCCAGAAAGTCGGGATGCATGATAGGATCGCCGTAACTGCCGCAAAAAAATATTTGTCGTAAACTTTTACAATGTTCGACGCTAAACGCAGCATCAATAGCACACCTGTCTAAATGCACTAGAGGCATATAGGGATTTACGGGACCACCTTGTATGTTTCTAGGACATTGGGGACAGGCAGCATTACAATAGGTTGTAATTTCCAGTTGATATTCTGTTATTTGAGAAAAAATAAAATTTTTCATTGCAAAATTTTAAAACTGCTGCCTGATAACACAAGCAGGCAATAGCGTTCTTCAATAGTTAAATCTGGATTGGTATAATCGTAATCTTGTTTAGAAACCATTGTCAAATATGTATTTGTTGGTAAAAATTTTTTGTTTTGATCTATCCAATTGGTGTAATATTCTTTGCAATTATCTGACACATATAAACCAACTTGACGAACAGAATAGACAAAATAATCCCACCCTCTAAGAAAATCATTCAAAGAAATTTGTTTATTTGATAGTGTTCTAGGCTGTATACGATCTTTGATAAAATTGTAACAATCAAATTTGTACAAAATTTCAGGATTTTTTATTTTGACACAAAGCTGATGGTAATTTGGTAATAATTTTTTTTCTCTACTATTTTTTTCTAAACTGGCTTTAATCACAAACGGAAGAGTATCTACTGTAATTGTAATGTCAATTAGATCTAAAAAACAATCAAACTTGTTATTATAAATGTGTGTTTTTAGAATCCAGCTTTTTTGTGTATCTAACTGATAGAGTTCCTGTAATTGAACATTTAGTCTCTCTTGATCAACATCAATTTCTGTTAATGACATCTTAGTTATTTCTGTAAAAGGAAAATTACTTACAAATTCATTATCAATTACAGTTTTACTATCATTTAATCCAACGTAACGAACTTGACTATTCAAGGTTGGATTAGAATCCAATATCAATTTTAAAATTGTATCTCCTGCATAGCCTGACTTCCATCGCAAAATAGTTATTGGCATATTATTATAGTATCATCAATGACAACACCACCTAATTCATCTGCAATTTTTTCATAAGAATATTTTAATCTATTAAAATTAAATCTGTTTAGCGGTAAAGTTACTAGTATATTTTTTGTCAATTTTCTACATTTTTTTATGTTATCTAAAATAGTTTGCCAGTCTTGATATTGTATCCACAAAGTGCTGTTAATTATACATAATACGTCAGAATTTATTTTCTTTATACAGTATTCGATCAGTTGTAAATTCGCAGGATCAATAAACAGGGTGTTTGGTTTCCAGTCAATTTTGGCTTTAGAAAACATAGATGGTTCTATAAAAGTTCCATCAATATTCAATCGACATCCACCGCTAAACAAAATTGTGGTTGTCTTATTTTTTGTATAATCTTTTATAAATTCGTCTACTGGTGCAGATATTGGATAAAATGTTGCCTGATATCTAGCTAACAAATATTTTTCATTATGATCAGGAATTTTTTTTAATATCTTCATTGCGAAAATAAAACCTGGTTAAAGGATGTACCCAATTAAATTGTGTGCCGTTATCATTTTTTCCACTAATGTAGTTGTATAATTTGTGCCTTACCTGTGAACTGATATAAGAAAAAATGGCGTCGTCATACGAATCAGGAACAGATGTTTGTGGTTCTGGAATGGCATTAAATTTGTTAATCGACAAATACAACCAAGTGCCTAGGCCAAAATTATCTAAAGTTTCATTACAAATGTTTACTATCGTGCTAAATTTGAAAATCTGATTGACTATGTAAATACACATCTGGGGCTGTTGGTTACATTCTTTGCCAACAATAGATTTTACATGATTGCAATCACCCGAATAATATATTCTGGATATTTTATTATTTTCTACGAACTGTTTTAAAAGATAATCCTGTTCAAAAAGATCAGCGTGATACCAAAGTAATTGATTATCTAAAACATTCATTTTATTTCAACATCAGTATTATAGCTGGTAAATCCGTTTTCTTTTACTACACTCAAAACGTTGTTTACACGACCAGCCAGCTCATCTTTGTGCGATACTAGCCAAACAGATCTATTACCTTCGCGGCTCATTTTCTTGAGAATGGCCAGACTGTTTTCTACACCCGAGCTGTCCATACCAGTATCAATGACTTCGTCAATGAACAAGAGATTAATTGGCTGATACAAGCTTTCCCAAACATCACGAAATGCCCAACTCAAACTCAATATCAATCTGTTACGTTCGCCTCGGCTCAAGTTATCAAAGTCCAATTCTCTACCCAGTTCTTCGATGCTGACAGATAGATCATTTTGGAACTTGACAGTGTGAGGCAATCCAATCCTATCCAAGTACTGACTTAACCTAGCGTTTAGATAACTTAGATTTTGATCAATGATTCTTTTGCGAATGAAACTGTCTTTGTTGGTCAATAGTTTAAGCAAGAACTCTTGATGTTCTCTAACATTGGCCAATTCATTGATCATGTCATAGTTAATTTCTTCCAGCGCCTGTGTTTCCATCTCTCGGATTTGCTCTTCGTATGGGTCCGTATCGTTTTGTTTAGTTTCTAACTGTTGTTTTAAGTTAGCGACAGTATTCTTGTGATTGATAGCATCTTCTTTCCGATCGTAAAACACTGTAGGAACAGGACCCGGCTCACCTAGTAGTTCTAAGGCACCAATGTGTGCATGTAATTGTTCGTCATTGGTAAGATACTGTAGTGCGGTTTCTTTCAAGGCGTTGCGTTTTTCTTCTAACACTTGCTCATGTTTGTGATCGTGAATTGCCTGACCGCAGGCATAACACTCATGCTTTTCTAGTTTTTCAATTTCTAATTTTAACTTGTCTAACTGTTTTAATAGTTTGACTTGTTCAGTTTCGCAAGCAATTTTCCAGCGATTAATTTCTGCGGCTTTTTTGGTTTTTTCATTATATGCATCTAGTGCATCGTGATTGGCAAGCTCTTGATCAATGGCCAAATCTCCTACAACCTCTAAAGCCTTTTCCAGTTCTACAATTTCATTGGCTCGTTTGGTAGTCCATATTGTTTGCCTACGCCTCGTGGCTTCGATTTGTTCTTGAATACGTGCATTGGCATCTGTGACTGCCTTGATACGATATTCTTCTTGAGTGATAGCATCTCGAGTGGCCTTCAGTTGTTCTTTAAGCGCATCTGCTTTTTCACTCAACATAGTAATACCAAGCAACTGCTCAATGATGGCTCGTTGATCGTTGGCTTTGAGTGCAAGGAATGGTTCTGTGTATGTGTTAAGTGCAACAATGTGTTTGAACATGTCGTGGCTCATACCCAGCATGCGTTCAATTTCTGCTTGTGTCTCTCTTGAGTCGCCTTGACTTTCGTCAGTGATTTGTTGTTCTTGGCCACCAACATAAAATGCCATTGTGTTGGGCTTACGACCACGTTCGATCTTGAAGTCAATACCGTCCTTTTCAAACTCAATGGTAACCAACATGTTCTTACCATTTGTTTTGTTGATAAGATTGTCTTTTTTGATGTTGGTTAAGGCAGCGCCGTAGAGCGCATAACTCAGTGCATTGATAATGGTTGTTTTGCCAGTTCCATTTCTGGCTCCTGTGTCGTCTCCACCCAGGTCCAAGTTTTGTCCCAGTACTAGAGTCAAATCTTTGCGGTCAAACTGAACGGCCTGGGTAGCATTACCCACGCTCATGAAATTTTTCACGGCCAGTGTTTTTATTTTAAACATTAGAGATTTCTGTAAATGTCAAGCAATAACGTTTTATTATACTGCTCGCTTTCGATATTTGTGAGTTGATTGGTAACAATGGTATCCACACTTTCAAACATGATGTTTCCGGTAATATCGTAATTGATGTCTTCGCTCACAACCTTTTGCGGAATGAGAGTAATTTCTCTTAAATTATATGTATTAACAAATGTTTCTTTGATAAAAGTTGCTTCTTCGTAACTGATATCTACGTCAAGATTAACACGCACATGCATGCCAGGATTGAGCAATCTATCAGTGTTTTGTAACACATCACTGAGTTGGTACACACGGTATCTGGGTTGATCAGGCCAAGCATGATACTCTGGTTCCTGACCCCACTCTAGAATCATCATACCACGCTCGTCGTCATGGTTGTCTGCGTAGTTGTGTGGAAAGCAATTACCAATGTATGTAATGTTCTTTTGTGTTTGTCGTTTGTGAAAATGTCCGGTGAATACATGTTCAACGCCATGGAAGTCTTCTCTTTTAACATCACCGTGATCGGGCATTTGAACCATGGCATTCATGTAAAACGTAGGCAGTTCAAAATGTCCAAACATGTATTTGGCCGTCAGCTTAGGGATTCGCTTATAATCGTCACCAACCAACCAAGGAGCAATAACCACGTCGCCACTGATATACCAATCATTACAAATATGAATGTTAGGTAAGTTCCGTGCCCACGCCACACTTTGGACATCACGTTTGTCGCGATAATAAAGATCGTGATTGCCAGGAATAAAATAAACAGCTTCAAAATTGTCATTCAAATGCTCCAGGGCCTTGAGGCTATAGTTTAGAGTGACAATGTTGATCGATGCTCGATTATTATGCCAGTCCCCAAGAAAGAACGCAGTTTCACATCCTTCTTCTTTGGCCTTTTGAGTAAACCATTTGATAAAGTTCAAGCAATCGTCGTTGTGTGTTTGACTGTTGCTTTTTAAACCAAAATGTATATCTGTGCAGACTGCTGCTCGTTTGAATAAGTTAGACATACTAGTATTTTAACAAATTATCATGTGACAAATCAAGTTTTAATTTGTTCCAGCCATGGGAATGTTTGCCGCCAATTGGTCTTTCTTCTTTTATCTAATTCAGTTAGATAATTTTTTAGCCGTTGAATTTGGTCCAAATTTGATGAACATTTTTTACTTCTATTAGCGATCCCGGCCATCATTTGTTTTTGTCCTTGTTGAACATCAGTTTCATCTGGCATTAAGTTTAAGATTCTGTCAAAATCTTGTTGAAAAATTTCGCCACCAAACATGTAAATATCATCAATATGGTTATCGCCGGTGGTGTTACAATTATGCAATATTTTGTTTGATGTGGTTCTCCATCCATCTGATACATCTTCTTGGTGTTGGTTCCACTGGTTAATCTTTTCAAGCAAATCTGGAAAAACTTTTATTGTTAAAGATGACATGGTACTGTTAATTGAGGGTAAAATCCACGGCGTGTTAAGAATATATTTAAAATTTTGTTCCCATAAACTCAAAGATAAACCGTAACGTGTATATTCTTGTTGCTCGCCCCACCCATCTAAGCTGGCTGTTAACTGTAATCGCCACATTTTTTTATGCTTTGCTAAAAGCTCAAATTTTCTTATGTATTGTTTAAATATTTTATGCGGTATATTTAGATTTGATACAATTGATATTTGTAAATCTGGGTGACCGTGTTTGGCCCATATACTAATGGCTTTGTCTAATTCTCCCATTAAAAATGGTTCACCACCTAATACGTGGAAACGTGTAATTTTAGCCGCATTATCATGTGATTCTAAATATTTCCAAAAATCTGACACCATTTTTTCATAATTAGGATTGTTCTGTTTAAAAAATGGACTAAATTGGTATATGTTACTTTCATTCATAAAAAAGTTGCCATGTTTTCTATTTTCATCTTCCCATCTGCTACTAAAATGGGGGCCACAATAAATACAGGCCATGTTACAAGTATTACGAAACCATACCTCCAATATGGTAGGAGTAACAGAAACTGCGCCATTATCAACATGTAGTTCTGCTGGTATCAGATTCGTGTCATTGAGCTGTGCAAGTTGAAATTTCCTATCACTTTCCCCACCAGTTTCTTCAATATTTTTACAATATTCACAACCAGCACCGGGCCATTCGCCAGACAACATTTTATTTCTTGCTTGTATTTTTTCTGGTAAATTATGAAAGTTAGAAAAATTGTCTGGGTCTATTGAATACTTTTGTGTGCGATGACACGAGGCAGATGTTCCGCTTTGGAAAAATATTGTACTCCAAGACCATTTAAGCAGACATGCAGTTGATGATTTGATCGGAAATACTACTTTAGTCGTCATTATAGTCACCAGAAAGAGAACCGCCACCCCACGAGCCCATGCCTTGTCTGGTATAACTAGGAGTCAGTCCATTCATCTCAAGGATATCGTCCCGGAGATTTTGATTACGCTTTTCAATATTGAGTACTCGAGTAAAGCTATTAGTGATAGCAGCAGTATAGTAAGCAAAAGGATTTTGACTCTTGCTTTCATCAAATTGTAGTCCTATCTGTGATAGTTGCAGCAGTGCTTGGCTGCGCATTTCGTCGTTGTAAGTATAACCACGCCAGTTTGATCTTGTAGCATAACGTTCGCACAGTTTCATAAACATGTGTGCCAGTGTTCTTGTCATAGTACCGTGATCTCTATTAAACTTGCCTTTGATCAAATCACCTTGCCAATGACTTTTGCCCACACAGTAGGGAACGCCGTCTTCGTCAATTTTATAGTGCTGGAACGGGGGAAAGTTGACCTTGACAAATTTGCTAGGCAACACTGCCGCAGCATCGTCGTATTCGGTTAATGGGTCTGTGTCATCGTCCTCTACCGGCGCTTTGACTTTTTTTGATTTGGCCGCGTCGGTGGGAATGTGTTCCCAGGTCATCACTCTAAACACTATGTCTGTGGTGGGAATTTTGCTTGGTTTGACAGCAAAATCATCCAGCTTTAACTTGACTGTGCTGGTTGATTGCGCTAGATCATAAGCAGCACGAGTCAATCTTTCTGCTCGCAACTTGCGTCCCTCGGCTGTGTTTTTCTTGTTGATTTTGTCTACAGATGGCAAAATGATATCATAATAGGCATCTTGTGCGGTTGCAAAGCTGCAATAGGTAATCTTGCTTTTGTGTATTTCTTTTAAAATATCTCTGTTGTTTAGGTAATTGTGTTTCATCCTGTTCCTTAAAATACTCAGTTAATTTAGCAAATAAATAATAAAAAAGCAAGAAGAATTTATATGCCAAAAGTCACTCAAATCTTAACCAATCTTGGCGGCGCAGCTAGATCGCTCACCAACACAGTAGCTAGCCGAGTAGCGGGTGCGCCACAAAATTTTATTCCCAGTAATGGAAACTTCACGTCGCAAGCGGGTGGCTTTTTGCCAGCAAACATACGTAGATCATTGGCCGGTTTACTGCCAGGTGGGCGTGCTGTACCCAAAGCATTTACCCAAGGTCCCGTGATACAATTTGGGCCTCCTGAGGACAGCGACAATGATTGGCGTGTACGTGTCAGCATCAACCCCAGCAGTAAAATTTTGTATTGGGATTCCAGTGCAACCGGACTTTTATCCCCTTTGAGAGCCACTGATGGATTCATATTTCCTTATGTACCTTCGGTAACTGTAACTCACAATGCAAGTTATAGCTCCGTTTCGCCCACACATTCCAATTATCAACAGTTCTTTTATGAATCTAGTTCTGTGTCTTCGATCAGTATTTCCGGCGATTTCACTGTGCAAAATGTTGACGAAGGTAGATATTTTTTAGCAGCACTATACTTTTTCAGAGCTTGTACAAAAATGTTTTATGGTGCAACTGGTGAATATCAAGGCAGTCCTCCGCCAATTGTGTACTTAAATGGATATGGGCAACACTATTTACCAAATGTGCCCTGCGTGGTTACCAATTTCAGTCATACTATGCCACAAGATGTTGATTATCTAGAAGTACGTACACCGCAATCAACCACAACCAAGACAACTAGCACCACGTTGACCGGAGCGTTTGGCTCTATCACACTGCCGCAGGTGTCTGGCGCTAACATGACAGACAAAAGCATAAGCACACAAACTACCAACACTGCATTCAATCGTGTGCCCACAATCAGCACATTTAATCTCACATTACAACCTGTGATCAGTAGATCACAAGCCATTGACTTTGATTACAAAGAGTTCGGCCGCGGTGGTTTGATAGTTGGTAAAAACAATCCGTACCCAGGAGGTTATCTATAATGGCTGAAGTCAATTACTTGCCATCAAGTCCGTATTATCAAACAAACACATTTGGTAAATTTTTAGATGTTATGACCAATCGTCCGGTGTCCAAACTGCCTGACGATGTGTTATACGAAATAGACAGTGTGTACCAATTTAGACCAGACCTGCTAGCCGCTGACCTTTACGGCACCAGCTCGTTATGGTGGGTGTTTGCACAACGCAATCCCAACACACTGGTTGATCCGTTGCGCGACTTTGTGGCAGGTGCTAGAATTTATATACCCAAGATAGAAACACTCAAACAAGATCTAGGGGTATAAGCAATGGCTTCAGAAGCTAATTTCAGTGGTGATGTTGCCAACACCAACAGAAACAATTCAGTGGTGGGTGCTGGATCCTCAGGTAACACATCATCGTTCCAGGCCACTACCCCAGCAAAAACACCTTTTAACAAACTGCACGCCTATACCAGTTACACCTATAGAATAACTTTGTTTTTCTTGACCAGCAAAGATTATAATAATCTGTGTGATAATCCCAGTAAATTTACTCCCAAGTATGCATTAATCAGCAGCGCCGGTGGATATGCCAAGGCCACTGGAACCAGCGATACAGACACAATAAGACATCCTGATTTTCGCACAGATTTTTTTATTGACAATTTGTCAATAGAAACTGTTGTGGGACTGAATGCAAAAAACAAGGCATCCAATGCCATAGATATCAGTTTTACAATCACAGAACCTTATGGGCTCAGTTTGCTAGATCGACTGCTAAGTGTGTGCGAAACTTCTGAAGACAAAAACCCCAACTATGCCACACAACCTTATCTGTTGCAAATTGACCTGTTGGCCAGTCCCACTGACGACATGCTGAGTAGATACAACAGAACAGACAATTTGATTGACAGAAAAAGAATTGCAATAAAATTTCTTGAAATGAAAATCAAGCCCAGTGCCAGTGGTAGTACCTACGCATGCAGTGCCATTCCGTTCAACCACAGCGCATTTGATCAAACCACAGCACCAACTCCTGTGCCCTTTGCAGTAGAGGCCAAAACTGTGGGAGATTTTTTTTCCAACAACGATGATCAAGCACAACTGTTTACTGGCCAGTTAAAGGCCAATGAAGAGCGATTGGAAGCAGAAATAGAAAAATGGATAAAAAGTAATAGCACCAGGAGAGACGACACCTACTACGGATTTAGAACACCTACTGCGGCCGAAATAGCTGAACAAAAGCGAGCCATTGCAAAGTCCATAATTTTTAATACCGGAAGTTATACTGCTGCATACAATAGATACATGGAAAATGTGGCAGGTGCCACAGCAAATGAAACAGGCAAAGATAAAAAAAGAATTACACAATTTCCTCCTACCAAAATCAGTTTTGTCATGCCTAAAGAAATTGCAGAAAGCAGAATTGTTGATCCGCAAAGAGCTCAAAGTACCAATACCAAGTATAGCGATAGAACCAAAGGTACAAATCAAACTGCAGATCCAGAATACAAAAACGTGGAAGTTTTTAATATCAAGGCCGGCGAAAGCGTGATAGAAGTAATTGATCAGGTGTTAGGCAAAAGTGATTATGTAAAAAATCAAATCAATTCACAAAACAAACTGAGAGACGAAGAAGAAGCCAACAAAGAATACACCAGTGGCGGCGAAAGAACCGACAACAAAGCCAGTGCAAAAAATATCAAATGGTATAAATTGGTACCCACCGTCAAACTAGAAAATTTTGACATAATAAGAAACAACTGGAGCAAAACAGTTACATACAGTATTTTGCCATACAATGCAGCCAACAATTATCATCCCAACTTTCCCAAAACCACAGGCAAAGATGTGGAAAGTCAAGTGGTAAGAGAATACAACTATCTTTACACAGGAAAAAATCAAGACATAACACGATTAGATATTGATTTTGACACTGCCTATTACACGCAAATCAGTACCTATCGAGAACAGGTGGCCAGAGGCGGCACTAGCAAATCCAGTGATCCCAATGACCCTACCAATCCAGAAAATTTGCAACAGCCTCAACTCAAAGCAACAGGAACAATTATTCCGCAGACAACTGAAGTTAACGGATACAATATCAATGCCAGTGGCATGAACACTGCCACCAATCCTGAAGAAAAAATTGTAAGCGATCTCAAAAACAGTATCTATACACGATCACGCGGTGATAATCTCAATATAAAATTACAAATATTTGGTGATCCAGATTTTATCAAACAAGACGACATCTATTACAATCCCGCCAGTGCCGAATATGATCAAATTGTGGCCAATAGATCCAAAACTCCTATCGTAAAAGATGGACCAGTTGCTGGTCAGATTATATTTGACAGCGAAGAAGTCTATGTAAGAGTGAATTTTAAAAATTCTGTTGACATTGACGACAGCATTGGTATTCAAAACAAACAAGAGACCTTGACCAATGGAAGAAAAACTGATGGTTCATTCAGCGGCATTTACAAAGTGCTAACCGTACAAAGCGAATTCAGTAGAGGACAGTTCTCTCAAACACTGGACCTGGTACGAATGCCCGATGAGCTGCCAAAAGCTACACCAGCCAAGAAGCAATCTGTAAATAATCAGAGTAGTGATTATTCTGGTAGACAGCAAACAAGCACGGCTGTAGAAACTGCACCTTCATCAAACGCTGGAACACTACGACAAAATATTAATCAAGCTGGTTCGCAGGTTGGAACATTTGCAGGAACTGGTGGGGGAACATAATGCCAACAAATAAACCACTTGGAATAAAAACTCCAGACTGGGCCGGCGGAGGCCTACAAAATGCCGCTTCTGGCAAGCTGGATCCTGGACCATTTTTAGCCATTATAAAGAACAATGCAGACCCTGCAAGATTGGGTCGCCTGGCTGTGTTTGTGCCCGATATCGGCGGCGACGAAGATGACTCCAGCAAGTGGTACATTGTGAGATATGCCAGTCCGTTCATGGGCAGTACACTAGGATTTCCTGGATCGGCCGACAACGCCAATTTTGCTTTTGCTCAACAAACCTACGGCTTCTGGGCAGTGCCTCCGGATGTGGGCAACTTTGTGTTGATCACGTTTGTGATGGGCGATCCCTCACGAGGCTATTGGTTTGCCTGTGTACCCAACATGCAGACAGCACACATGGTACCTGGCCTGGCAAGACCGTTTGGAAATACCATAGCAGGAAAAATAAATGAGGACCCTGAGTTTGGCAAAGGCAGAGTTTCCAGTACCAGTTATTTGCCCACTGCTGAACTGGTGTCTGAAACCAGTAGTGTAGACAACAATCCAGAATTTTACAACTTGCCCAAGGTGGTACACGTCTGGCAGGCCAACATTGTGATAGAACAGGGACTAGATAAAGATCCGGTTAGAGGCACCATTACCAGCAGCAGTCAAAGAGAAACTCCCAGTCAAGTGATAGGATTAAGCAGTCCTGGTCGTACCAGTCCGGATACTACAGACTTCCCTAATCTTGAGGAACTGCTTAAAAATCAAAATCTCAATATATCCACTGTACAAACTTTTCCCAACAGAAAAGGTGGACATTCCTTGGTCATGGACGACGGTGACATCTACGGTCAAAACAGACTGATGCGATTGAGAAGCAGTTCAGGGCATCAAATACTCATGCACGACACCGAAGACTTGATCTATATCAGCAACAGTCGAGGCACTGCCTGGGTAGAGTTGACACCTGACGGCAGTGTAAATGTGTTCAGTAATAGCAATGTCAGCATTAGAGCACAACAGGATTTGAATTTACACGCAGACAACAACATAAACATTACCAGTGGCAACACCTTGAAAATTAGCTCGGCCAAATATTTTTTAAACGAAACACAACACTATCAACTGACTGCTACAAAAAATTATGCTCTCAATGCAGGCAATGTGGGAATAAAGAGTGGAACTACACTGTTGATGCAAGCAGTGACCGGTGGTTGGAAAACCAGTGCAGATATAGTGTTAAAAGGTAGAAAAATATTTTTAAACACCAGTACCCCCGCTTCACCGTTGACCAATAGGCCGTTGGAGTTTTATCAACAGGCCAATGTAGAATACGACAACAACACAAAACTCTGGAAAACATCCAGCACATTGTTCGAAAGCCTATCACCGTTTGCACCCACTCACGAACCATGGACCAGACAAACTGGCAAACTCAAAAAGAACACAGGCAAAATTGTTCCGCCTAAAGCACAAACACCAGGAAAAACATAATGTCCAACGCCGGTATAACAAGTGCAAACAATTTTACAGTCACAAGTCCTGCCAACAGAGAAGTGCTAGGAAATATTGGTTCGCCACGCGGTGTTGGGCTAGACAAAATCAGACCCAACATTGAAACCCTTACAAAATTTGAAACAAAATGTATTCAAGTGCAATTAAGCAGCTTAGAAAGCAACATCAATGCCAACCTGGTCAATCTTGGCGTACCGCAACTGGGACCTTTTGTGGCCAACATCAATGCCAACACTGTGGTTTCGCATGCAAACACATATTTTAGCAATGTGGCCACGCTGATTATTACCAACAGTGATCACAGTGACATAAGATTGGGCATGGTAGCCAACATACGCAGCCCCAGTGTTGGTGCATTTGGCAGCAACACCATGGTAATCAAAAAGTCCCAAGGCGGCAATATCGGCTCGGGCAACTTTGTGCCGGGATTTACGTACAGGATTACCAGTATAGGAACCACAGATTTTACATTGTTTGGACTAGAAGGCAATGTGGCCAATGTGGTAATTGGCAACATATTTGTAGCCAATGCAGCCGGAAACGGCACAGGCACAGCATTTTTGACCAACAATCAAATCATGCTGGGCAGCAATCACACCGTCAGCGGCGATGTTACATTTGCAATATCACCATTGAAGCTGGGCAAGTACCAAAATTCCGAGTGGCTGTTGACCAGATACGGATACAAAAATCCTGACGGCACCTGGACTGCTCGGGATGGGGTAGACACCAATGAAGTGTTTGTGGCGGCCACAGAAGTGCAAGACGCCATAATGAATGATTTCATACAAGAACAGTACAGCGAGTTGATCAAGGCCGGCGCCATTAGAGATGGTGACAGCAAAGAAGTCATAGCCGGCATGCTGGCACTGGCCTATCAATATCAAGATTTAGGGTATCCACCTTTGAATCAAAATCCACGCAACTCTGATGGCACTATCAATTTGGTCAATTATTCTATAGCCACAAAAGCCAATGTGTGGCGTAACACCGGGCAAACCGTTGACAGTCAAGGACGCCCCGGTCACATTTACTTCAACGGTGGTCGTTACGCGATTCGCACATTAGGTGCAGATACACCAGAATAAATACAAACATGGCTATAACTAGATACCGCGGCTTCAGCACTATAGATCAGTTTAAAAAATTTAGATTGACCGATCTTGAGTTGATCAAACGCGACCTACTGAATCACTTTGCTATAAGAAAAGGCGAAAAACTCATGAATCCAGAGTTTGGCAGTATCATCTGGAACATTTTGTTTGAGCCGTTGAGTGCAGATGTCAAAGCGTTGGTTGTTGAAGATATACAACGAGTGGTCAGTTATGATCCTAGGGTGCGAGTGGATGACGTTTTGATTGACCAGTTTGAATACGGTCTACAGGTACAAATTGAAATGACATTTTTGCCTGACGATCTAAGCGATGTACTGATACTGCAATTCAATAAAGAGTTGAACACTGTAGTAGCTGCTTAAAAGTACCACTTTATTATTTCCATAAATACAAAACACGGGTATTGAGTATGGCTATTACAACAAGACAAACAAGTTTACTGGTCCAACAAGATTGGACAAAGATATATCAAACTTTCAGAGAAGCTGATTTCCAAAGTTTTGACTACGAAACTTTGCGTAAATCCATGATCGAGTACTTGCGTACTTACTATCCTGAAGATTTCAACGATTTTACCGACAGTTCAGAATACATCGCGCTGATTGACCTAATAGCTTTTTTAGGGCAAAGCTTGGCATTCAGAGCCGATCTAAATGCTAGAGAAAACTTTTTAGATACCGCGGAACGTAGAGACAGCATACTTAAACTGGCAAGATTGATCAGTTACAATCCCAAAAGAAGCACGCCTGCTTCGGGATTTTTAAAATTTGACAGTGTGAGCACCACAGAAACACTGTTTGACAGCACCGGTATCAATCTAAGCAATGTTATTATCAGCTGGAACGATAGCACAAATGAAAATTGGCTAGAACAGTTTACAGCAATAATCAACGCAGCCCTGGTATCCAATCAAGCAGTTGGCAAGCCAGGTGCCACAAAAAATCTAAACGGTATCAGGACAGATGAATACGCGGTGGACATAATTGGTGGAATCACACCCACATACCCATTCAGCACCAGCATTGCCGGTGTAACATATCCATTTGAGGCAGTCAGCGCAACGTCATTGGATCAAGAATACATTTACGAAGCAGCTCCCAGCACATCGGCTGCATTTAATATACTTTACAGAAACGACAATCAAGGCAACTCCAGCAACAACACTGGGTATTTTTTCTACTTCAAACAAGGCACCTTGAATTCATTGGATTTTAACATCACGGAAAGTTTGAACAATAGAATAGTGAATGTTAATTTTGACAACATCAACAACACCGACGTATGGTTGTACAGTTTGACCAGCAGTGACAACTTGGACACACTGTGGACTCAGGTGCCTGCAGTAAACGGCATCAACGTGATTTATAACAATACCGACGAAAGAAACTTGTACAGTGTTGCCTCTAGAGCCAACGACCAAATTGACTTGGTTTTTGGTGACGGTTCTTTTACCAATATACCTGTGGGCAATTTCAGAGTGTTTTACCGAACAGGCAACAATCTCACCTACAAGATCACGCCAGACGAAATGTCAGGTATCACTATTGTGCTGCCTTATAGAGGTCGAACAGGTCGCGCAGAAACACTCACAGTGAGAGCCAGCCTACAGTACACAGTGACAAATGCAATATCAAGAGAAAGTCTTGATGAAATCAGAACAAAAGCACCACAACAGTACTATACACAAAATCGTATGGTCACTGGCGAAGATTACAATGTGTTGCCTTACACTTCGTTCAACAATATTTTAAAGTTAAAGGCAGTAAATCGCACCAGTTCAGGAGTCAGTAGATACCTTGATGTGATTGATGCCACTGGAAAATACAGCAGCACAAACATATTTGCCGAAGACGGTATCATATACAAAGAAAACTATGACGAAACTGAAGTGTTCCAGTTTACCAGCAGCACCGAAGTCAATGCCATTGTTAGAAACACTTTAAAACCTTTAATATCAAGTATCACAACCAGACACCTGTATTATGACACTGCCACACGCTACAGTCCCTTGGGATCGCCTATTGTGGCCACCAGCATGGCGGCAGGCACCACTTACAAAATCATAAGCTTGGGCACAACAACATTTACCAGCTTTGGTGCATCTGAAAACACTGTGGGCACAATATTCACAGCTACCGCAGTGGGTACCGGTACTGGCACAGTGGCCACAGTGGGAGTATGGACTCAGTCTGGATCCAGTTCGGGTCGCAGCACCGGCACTTTTACCAGTCCCAACTACACATTTCTAGTACAAGGCAGTTTAGTAAAATTCATTGCACCAGCTGGAAAATATTTTGATGCACAAAATCAGCTACAGACAGGTACGCCAGAAACAGAATATCAACGTACCAGTCTATGGGCCAGCATAATAAACTATGACAGCCCCGGCCTCACATCAGTGGCTACATTAAGTGTGATTGTACCCACTGGAGCCATTGTTAGCGAAATCATTCCAGTATTTGCCAACGATTGGTCAGAATCGTTAATCAACAGTATTATCTTGCAAATCCTAAGCTTCAAGACCTTTGGACTAAGATACGACATACCCACCATGAGCTGGAAGATTATTGAAAGTCAAAATCTTGGCAGTGGTAATTTTAGTTTGGCCAATGCAGGCAGCACTGCTGGCACAGGTGCAGACAACAGTTGGTTTGTTAGCCTGTCTTTTGCCAATGGTGAATACAGTGCAGTCAGCCGCGGTATAGATTATTATTTCCAAAGTGAAAGAGAAACAAGATTTTACTTTGACCCTGATGTAAGAGTGTATGACAGTAGAACAGCAACTACCTTGGTTGATTTTATCAAGGTACTAAGAATCAACACAGAACCAGATTCAAGCAATGCGTTGTTTTATAGTCAATCTTATAGAATTTGGGACCGTGCCATTGGTGCTGACGGAATAGACGACAACAGAAAAATCAAAATAACTTTTCCCGATGACAACTTGGACGAAGTGCCCGATGATCCAGACTTGTTTTTAGAATTGGTTGATCCTGCTGTCAATCCCGAAAACAAAAATGTTTATTTTGTCGAGTCAATTGATCAGTATAATTTTTTACGCTACGATCCAGTTGACCCAACTACAATTGTAAGTGCATACCAGACCAAATCTAGTATATTAGACAATATCACGTTGTATGCGGACGGCACTATTTTTTACGCTGTGCTTGGCGATGCATCGGTGCCAGCCGAAAACGGACCCACATTTTATCAGTCTGAAGGAGTAAAATTAAACGTACTAACCAACTATATTGCAAGAGTGGGTAGACAAAGTTTGAAATTCCAATACAAACACAATGCTCCTAACAACAGAAGAATTGATCCAAGTCCCAACAACCTAATTGACTTTTACATATTGACCAAGTCATATTCCAATGATTATTTTGCTTACCTAACTGATACCAGCAACAAAGTGGCAGAACCTGTAGCACCCACTATTGCAGACTTAAAAACAGAGTTTGGATCAATTGAGGCATTGAAAACAATCAGTGACAGTATCATTTACAATCCGGCTGTGTTCAAACCGCTGTTCGGCAGCAAGGCAGCGGCAGCTTTACGAGCCACTTTTAAAGTGATCAAAAATCCAAATTTGACAATCAGTGACAACGAAGTAAAAAGCCAAGTTATTGCAGCAGTTAATGCCTACTTTGATATCAACAACTGGGATTTTGGTGAAACATTTTACTTCAGCGAACTGAGTGCATATTTGCACACTTCACTGGTCCCTTATGTGAGCAGTATTGTGATAGTACCTTCAAACACTGACAGTAGATTTGGAACTTTATATCAAATAAACGCAGACCCAGACGAGATACTGGTCAGCGCAGCCACAGTAGATAATGTACAGATTATACCTGCAATCACAGCAGCTCAATTGAATATGATTGGTTAATAGGAAAAATAATGGCAGTTTTTAAAACATTACAATTTTTACCTGAAATTTTTAGAACCGACACGAATAGAAAGTTCTTGCACGCCACTACTGACCAATTGGTCAGTGAACCAGATTTTACTAGGATAAACGGATACATAGGAAGAAAACTGGCACCTTCCTACAAAACCACAGACAGTTATCTAATTGAACCAACCAAACAAAGACAAGATTATCAGCTTGAGCCTAGCATTGTTGTAAAAAATAGTGTGAGTGGTGACATTGAATTTGCCACTACCTATACAGACCTACTAAACAAAATAAATTTTTATGGTGGATACAGCGACAATCATTCTCGTTTGTTTGACAACGAATATTATTCATATGATCCACAGGTTGATCTAGACAAGTTAGTTAATTTTGCACAATATTATTGGTTAGAAAATGGTCCTGCGGCTGTAAATGTTACTGCCAGCACAGTGCCGTTACAGCAGACATTCAACGTAACTTTTGATAGTGTAACAAATACCTATAAGTTTAGTGGGTTTAATGATTCGCCTAATCCTATTCTGACACTGGCCAGAGGTGGACGTTATGTGTTTCAAATAAACGAACCTGGCAACAAGTTTTTTATTCAGTCTGGACCCAGCTCGTTGGGCGTAGACATCAATGCACCCAATCTGAGTACAAGATCAGTATTTGGCGTAAACAACAACGGTCAAGATGTTGGCAGTGTGATATTTCAAGTTCCCTTAATAGATTCACAAGACAACTGGACAAACATGACCGTGGTAGACACAGCAGACTATGCTACCAGTCACAGTTATCAATCTTTACAAGGCTGTTTGTTAAGTGACCTTAATGACGCATTAGGAGGCATCGATGGACCAACCTATTCATTGGACGGAGCCAGTGTTATTTTTATAAACACTGCATTCATTGATGATGTTTTTTGGCACAATACCGCTAGGATTACAAATGATGTAATCTACCTAGATCAAGATGTGCTAATACCGTTTAATCAAAGAAACGATGTTTATCAAATTACAATTTACAATGATGAAGACGATAATGCAAGAATTTATCTCACTAGAAAAACCACAGTATCCAATGAACAAAAAGTTAGAATCGTATCTGGTGCGGTCAATGCAGGTAGAGAATTTTACAGTAGATTAGATATATTCTTTGAAGTGCCCCAAATTACTGCACCTTTGAGTTTGCTTTACTATCAAAGTGATCAAACTGATCAGGCAGTGGGTGGCATTCAATTGATTGATCCAGAATTGGCAATAATCGATCCTGATCTAGACATCATTGGGCAACAAAATTATGTGAGTCCTAATGGAGTAGTCTTTACAAACGGATTAAAAATTACGTTTGATTCGACGGCGACTGAGGCGTATGCAAGCAAAACATATTATGTAGAAGGTGTAGGCCAGTCAATTAAATTGGTTTTAGCAGCCGATCTTATAGTTCCAGAATTGGACAATCTGGCCACTCCAGATTATATCACTGTAAACAGAAGCAGTTTAGATCTCAATGCTTGGTCAAGAAGCAACAGATGGTTTCATGTTGACGTCATTGAAAAAACAGCCGAGTACAACAGTGTTGACCTGGTTTTAAATCAAAGTTTTAGAGCACAAAGACCAATCCTAGAATTTCGTCCTGATCTTCAGTTGTACAATTTTGGCACGGCCGCCAAAGCACCTGTTGATCTATTGGATGATTTAATTACCAATGCTTACACACAGGTTCAAGGTATAATGGTTCTTGAACCTGGCGATCCTCCCACTGAGTTGACTATCAGTCTAGTAAGAGATTCTTCTGATCTTATTGTAGGAAGAACATATGATATTACCACACTGGGCACCAGTGTATGGTCTAACGCTGGTGCCACATTGGTGTCAGCTGCAGGGTTAGAAGCAGGCACCGAATACATAATTGCCACAGTAGGTAACACAACTTGGACCACTGTAGGTGCAGCATCGGGTATTGCTGGTACAGTTTTTACAGCCACCGGGCCAGACGCAGGAACAACAGGCACTGCCTACAAAGTGAGATTCACAGCCACAGGTGTTACTGCCGGTACCGGATCTGCCACAGATATTGAAACTGTTACCATCAACGACGGTGATAGAATTATCTTCAGTGCTGATGATAATCTTGATGTAAGAAATAAAATATTCAATTTTTCAATTGTTGAGGCATCAACTCCCAGTGCCTTAACATCAATTTATAGAGCTTATATTGAAGAAGCCGACGACGCCGTTGTAGAAGAAGCACACACAATAGTTGTGCTTTCAGGAAAAAATGGAGAAAAACAATGGCACTACAATGGAACCACATGGGTACAAAGTCAACAAAAAACTGCTAGAAATCAAGCTCCTTTGTTTGATGTTATCAACAGCGATGGCGCCAGTTTTGCTGACTTTTCAGTGTATGCTGGATCACAATTTCCTGGCACTAAAATATTTTCATACAAACAAGGCACAGGCACCAACGACCCAGTGTTGGGTTTTCCTCTCAGCTATAAAAATCTATTAACACAAGGTGATATTGAATTTGAAAACAACCTTAACTTGGACACATTTTCATATCTACTGCCAGGCGGAATCGCGCAAACTGTAAATGTAAATACTGGTTTTTTACAAAAGAATCTTTCAAGAGACACCAGTACAAGACTGAACAATTGGGTAATAAACAACAACTTTAGCAAGCAGTATCAAATTTTCAGTTTCACATACGATGGAACTACAAACTTGTTTCCTGTGGACATCATACCTGATATCAGCGTTGAAATTCCCAATATCAAAGTTGTGATCAATAACAAGTCAGTTGCTGTTGGAAGATTTGCCATTACCAAGACCGTGGACAAATTGGCTATCTTGGTAGATCCTGCTTTGTTATCAGTTGATGATGTGGTTTTTGTATCTATCTATAGCAAAAGTTCTGTATCACAAACAGGATTTTATCAGGTACCTGTCAATCTTGATATTAACAGTCTCAACATTGACATAGACTTTTTGACTCTAGGTCAAATTAGAAATCACTTGATTGAATACAAAAACAACAGTTTAGATATTGTAGGCGAAGTGCCAGGCGACAGTAATCTTAGAGACATAAGCTATCTTGATCGTGGCGGTAGTATCCTACAACACAGTGCTCCTATAATTTATTCTGCTTTATTTTTAAATCATCCCATACTCAATTTAATTGATTCATTGAGATTGGCATCACGTGAATACAATCAATTTAAAATTAAGTTTTTAGAACTAGCTGCCAATCTAGATCTAGATCGAACCAATATAGCAGAATCTGTTGATGCCATCATGGCAGTGATTAATTCTGTTAAGAATGAAAATTTTCCATGGTACTACAGTGACATGGTTCCACACGGCGATGACGAAAAAACAACTATACCCAGTTATACAGTATTTGACACTGACATCAGAGCATATGAAATAACAAACATTTTTCAAGACAGTGTGATCAGTAACAAGGCTGTGTTTGTGTATCTTACACGCACATTGGAAAATGTAACAACTACCACCTTGCTGATTAAAGGACAAGACTATTATTTTGATCAAACTAGGCCAGCAGTGGTAATTCAAGACACTTTTAATCTGCTGTATAATGATATTTTAACCATTGTAGAATATAACAACACAGACGGAAGTTATGTGCCCGAAACACCAACAAAATTGGGTCTGTATCCAAAATTTGTTCCAGAAATTTATCTAGACAATACGTATCAAACACCAATCGAGGTAATTCAAGGACACGATGGTAGCATAACTCCGGCATTTGGTGACTACAGAGATCAATTGTTGTTGGAACTGGAAAGAAGAATTTACAACAATATCAAAGTGGAATACGACGTTACCTTGTTCAATATCAATGATTATGTGCCAGGTAAATTTAGACTGTTAGATTACACTCTACGGGAATACAATGAAATATTGGGTCAAAGTTTTTTGAGATGGGTGGGTACCAATCGAGTTGATTATTCCACAAACACAGTATTCACAGCGTCAGATGCATTTACCTGGAATTATAAAAAATTCAAGGATGTAATTAACGCCGAAAACTTGCCAGGCACTTGGCGTAGCATATTCCGTTATTTCTTTGACACTGACCGGCCGCATACACATCCTTGGGAAATGTTGGGCTTCAGCGAAAAACCAGACTACTGGAACGACAGATATGGTCCTGCACCCTACACCGGCGGTAACTTTGTGCTATGGAGTGATTTGGAATCAGGATATATTCATGCTGGTGCTCGCGCAGGTATAGATTTAAGATACAGCCGACCTGGGCTGACTTCAATTATTCCAGTAGACGACAGCGGAAATCTACGTCCACCGTCGGAGTTCTTGGTCACAGATTTTTCCAGCGACAAAGCCAATACCAGTTATGCTGTGGGTGACATTGGTCCCACGGAATTGGCCTGGAGACGCAGCAGCGATTATGCCTACGCTGTACAATATGCTTTGGCCGTTGCCAAGCCTGCCAGGTATTTTTCGTTACTGGCAGATGTCAAACGCTACTATAGAAATAGTGTGTTAGGACAGTTTTTAGATGTAGAAACAAACAAACATCTACAACCCAGCACAATCAGAGTTAACGGATACACAGACAGTGCCGGTAATGTCAGCAGAAGTGCCGGATACATCAACTGGATAAGAGATTATGTAAAAAATACCGGTGTCATGGATGCCAGTGACACAGTGAAAAATGTACTGGACAATATTTCTGTGCAGTTGACTTACAAAATGGCCGGTTATTCTGACAAAAAGTTCGTTGAATTACTGGCCGAACAGGTCAGCCCAAGCAGTATCAATGACAGTGTGATTATACCTGACGAAAATTATGTTATTGAACTGTACAAAAGTGCTCCGTTGGCAAAAATTGTTTATTCTGCAGTTATCGTTGAAAAAACAGCCAACGGATATACTGTGAGTGGTTACAATGTCAACGATCCATTTTTTAACATTATACCCAGTCTTGAAAATAACAATGCTTACAAAATAAATGCCAGTGGTCAATCTGCCACTATTTTCAGAGACGCAAGAAGAACTGTTCAAACTGTACCTTACGGTTTTGAATTCGCAAAAACACAGCAAGTGGTTGACTTTTTGGTCAGTTATCAAAGACACTTGATCTCGCAAGGTTTTACATTTGATGACAGAGAAAATTTACTCAACGAAGTAAAAGATTGGGTTTTGAGTGCCAAGGAATTTTTACATTGGACCAGCCAGGGCTGGAAGACCGGCAATATTATTGTGCTGAGTCCGATATCCAATCTTTTAAAAATAAAAAATACTAGTGCAGTGGTTGACGAAATAACCAACACTCCTACCGGCAGCAGAGTCTTGGATGTAAATTACAAACCAATTGTCAAAAACGATTTCACAATTGTAAGGGACGATCAAGAATTTGTGTTCCGTGCAATTGCTGATCAGACCATTGGGTTGGCAGAATTCAACATGGTACAATACGAGCATCTCCTAGTACTAGACAATCAAACAGTGTTTAGAGATGTAATTTATCTTCCAGAGACTGGAAACAGACAATACAGAATTAAAATAATTGGAGCTAAAACCAATCTATGGAATGGAAGTTTAGAATTGCCCGGATTTGTATTCAGCAGTGAAAGAATAATTGAATGGTCGCCGGGAGTAGATTATCTCAAAGGCACAATTGTTGATTACAAACAAAGATTTTACACAGCTCAAGAAAATATTAGTGCAGCAGACAGTTTCCAAATTAAAAGTTGGAAGTTGTTAGATGCCAACGAAGTCAAAACTGGAGTTTTAAACAATTTGGCAACAAACGCCAGTGAGTCATTGAGATATTATGATATCAACGATCAACCTATAAATGAAGAAATACAGTTGTTCAGCAATGGATTGATTGGTTTTAGACCTCGGCAATATTTTACAAACTTGGGCATTGATATAACCACACAATCAAAATTCTATCAAGGCCTGATCAAACAAGGCGGAACTTTGAACGCAATCAATGCTCTCAAAGGTGCTACCTTTAACAATTTAGATACTCAACCACTAAATCTTTTTGAAAACTGGGCCATTAGAGTAGGCGAATACGGAACCACAGATCTAAATCAATTCATTGAATTTATTCTGTCTGACGCTGAGTTTGATAACAATCCTGCGGTGTTCCAGGTAGTTGACATTGCTGCCAATGTACAAGTTGACGTCAAATCTTTTACGCAGGCAGATGTCTACAAAAGCAGCAGTGATTTTACCGCTGATTTTTTACGTGTTGAAAATCAAAATGAACCGCATGTTTTGAAACCGCTACCAGTAGCAGGATTTGTCAATCTCGATGACGTAGATGCCACAGTGTTTGATATACAAGACACCAGCGAAAGCACATTTGTTCCAGATATTGGTACCGGCTACACCATATGGACTGCCAAGGACCTAAACAACAATTGGAACGTGTTCAGAGCAACCAATGTGCCTGGAGTACCATTTTTGTTGAGATACAATGTGGGCGATCAGGCTGAGTTAGGTATGAACGTGCCACACGGGCTGGCTGTAAATGACCTGGTAGCATTGACAAAATTTGACGAAAGATATGACGGCATTTACAAGGTAGATGCCGTGGTCGACAGTGACAGAATTATAATCACAATCACAAACAATTTGCAAGAATTGATTGACAGTGAAGCAGTAATCGGAAATGGAATTTTATACAAACTAAAAAGCAGTCTATTAGAAACACCCATTGACCTGGTCAACAACATACCCTATGATGGCTGGATCACCAACGACACTGTGTGGGTTGAAAATTTAGACAATCAAGGCAACTGGGGAGTGTACAGAAAAACTGACCCTTGGTCTTATGCAAGTAAAATACAACTGGGAGCCAGTCAATATGTAGGCAATGATCACTTTGGAAGATCAGTGGCCTTTGACAATAATGCATTGTTCCTGTATGGTGGCGCTCCCGACAGCAATCGAGGACGAGTTAGTGTGTTTGCAAGGAATATATCTAACACCTGGGATGCGTATGGATTTTTGTCTGGAAACAATGCAAATTTAGATAGTTTTGGTAAAACTATCGCCACAGCCACAGTCGATGGCGTCAGCTATGTTGCTGTTGGAGCACCAGATTCATCAACTGGTGGTGTAGTTTACATATTTGAAAATCAAATTTTAATACAAATTTTAGCCAACGACACACCTGCTGCAGGAGATCAATTCGGCGCCAGCCTGGCAATGTCGGATGATGCAAAGTATCTGTATGTTGGTTCGCCGGGAGCAGACAAGTTTTTTTGCTACGTCTTGGACTATCCAAGACCAACCTCGGTACAAATTTTAACCACATCTGGTGCAACCACTTACACCTTGGCAGAGTCTGCCTCCTACGCTGTAGACTTTGTTGTCAACGTGCCCACACTGATTTCACAATATTTTCCGTTTGTTGATTATACATTGGGCACTGCCACTAACGGTATTACATCATTTACAGCCACAGGAACTGCAACTGGTAGTGCTGCCACTTATTATGGTCTAGCAGCCACAGGCGGGGCAGGATCAGGCGCCAAGTTCTTTGTAGAAAAGTTATTCGATGATTCACCATCGCCTACACTGGTTTATCAAGTCACACTAGAAAATGCCGGTACTGGATATGCTGCCACAAACACACTGACAATACCAGGAACCAGCCTGGGCGGTGCTTCGCCGGCCAACAATATCACAATTACCGTTGGCGCAGTAGGCGAAGTTTATAACATAACTTTTGGATCTGCACCAGCAGCTGGGCTGGAATTGTCAATCATAAGAAGACCCAACAAATACATCCGCTTTGGCAATATCACTGGTGAATCTGGGTCCAGCTACGGTACAGCAGTTGCATGTAATGCCACAGGTCAAGTGTTTGCCGTTGGTGCCAGCACTAGAACTGTCAATGACTCGACCAATGCTGGCACTGTTGATACCTGGCACGTGGAAGTGGCAGAAATTGTAACCAACGGAATAACAAACACTTTTACCTTTCCGTATAATTTTGGAGCAGCATACAGAGTATATCTCAATGATCAACTGATTTATGATTTTATAAATGCACCGGTTGGCGTATCACCGCTGTACACCGTTATTAGTTCCAACACAATACAGTACGGCGATCCAGGCACGCCAGTATTACCTGCAGGAAACAGATTCAAGGTAGAATTCAATAACATCATATACGATCAAACAATCAATCCCAACTTGATGGGTTTAGAAGGCAGCAGGTTTGGTTCTTTGTTGGCCATGTGCAATAATGGTTGCAACATATATGTGAGCAGTCCCAACTACAAAGAAGCAAATTATACCACCGGACTTGTCACACGCTATCTCAACATAGGTAGAATTTATGGTGAAATCATAGGAACGGTCACTAATCCGGTTGTAAACATCGGAGACAGCCTAAGCATTAACAATGTGATAGTGACTTTCACAGGCACCACACTGGCATCTGTTGTCAATAATATCAATGGTGCAAACATACCTGGTGTGACAGCTTCGGCTGTTGACAACAAGTTAAAGATTACAAGCGACGTGGTAGTAGCAGCGGAAAAATTAAATATCTTGAACGGAAACTTTGGTGGCTCTGCACTGTTTTTATTGGGCATACAGCAATACAAGTTTGTGCAGAATATCAAGCATCCTGAAGGCAGTGGCGAAACTTTTGGCACCGCACTCACAGTAGATCAAACAATTGATACCCTGGCAGTGGGAAGCAATGGTGCAGACATGGCTATTTCTACCACGTTTGATGCTGACGAAGGCACTGCTACCACATTTGATGGAACTGGTACTAAGTTTGTGCAGTTGATCGCAGACAGCGGTGCAGTTTACATTTACAACCTAATGGCCAATCCGTTTGAGGATGTCAACAATCCGGCCTTGTATGCATATTCACAAAAACTTTCTGGTCCAGACCTGGAAACCGGCTTTAATTTTGGAGCAGCAATAGCCTTGAGAGGCGAATATTTGACCATCGGTGTGTCAAATGACTATGACATTGTGACCGAAGGTGGCAGTGTGTATTTTTTCCGCAATCCAGACAGCAGGTCAGGATGGACCTTGATCAGAAACAAAGAACCAAGAGTGGATATTGGCGCAGTCTCTAGTGCATTTATCTATAACCAAACCAATGAGAACATAATTGATTTCTTTGATTACATAGATCCAGTCAAAGGCAAGCTGCTGGGAGTGGTGGATCAAGAATTAGATTTCAAAGAAGAATATGATCCTGCCAGCTACAACACCTCAACACGAGCCGACACTATCAACAACACCAATTTTTATTGGTCGGACAAACAGGTTGCCAAGACGTGGTTGGATCTTGGCACAATGAGTTTTATTGACTATGAACAAGATACCATACAGTATAGAGCCAAGAACTGGGGCAGCTTGTTCCCGGGCAGCGTGGTCACAGTTTACGAATGGGTAGAGAGTGATTTTCTGCCCAGCTTGTACGCCACAGCAGTAGGCACCGGTGTGGCAAAATATCCAGATGATTCAGCCTATTCATCAGTGACCACTGTGGATCCTGTGACAGGTATCATCAGCCAAAAGTATTATTACTGGGTGTCTGGTTTGACCACTGTGGATGTAAATCGTGCAGTCAGAACCTTGAGCGCAAAGTCGTTGGAATCATACATTACCAATCCCAAGGATCAAGACATACCATACCTGGCCTTGTTAAATTCAAATGCAGTGGCAGTTTACAACATCAACGACACTCTAAGCGGCAATGACATTGTGCTACACCTGGACACAAGCACGGCCAGAAATACCAATTTGATACACAACGAATGGCAGCTGGTACAACAGGGAGCAGGTGCCGATTCTATTCCATCGCGAGCAATCCTCAAACTCAAAGACAGCTTAGTTGGGTTCGACATAAATGATTTTAGTGTACCAGATCCGTTGTTGGCTGTACAAAACCGGTTGGGAATTCTAAGCAACCCAAGACAATCCATGCTGTTAAACAGATTGGTAGCGTTGGAAAACTATGTAGTAACCTTGAATTCCGTGTTGCTCAAGAATCCAATTCTGTTGACAAGAAACCCATCTTTGTTGTACGTGAACGATCCTGTGCCCACAACCGGTTTTGATACTCAAACCAATAACGTGGCCGATCTAGGTTATCTTGACACCAACGCCTATTATGACGGATACAAGGTGTTGATAACCAGCGACTCTACCTATCAAGGAAGATGGAGCATCTACAGTTTTAACTCGGCCACGGACAGTTTTGAAGTGTCAAGATTGCAGAGTTTCAGAACTACATTGTACTGGACAGCCACTGATTGGTATAGTGAGTCATACCAATTTGGCAAAGATATCAATTTTACTGTAGACATCTACAGTGATACGCAGGCACTTGTTCTGACGCCAGGAAACTATGTCAAAGTGCTTGACAGTGGACAGGGATCCTGGTTGATCTACGAAGTGTTAGCAGATCTCTCATTTGAGTTGATTGCAGCACAAAACGGGACTGTTCAAATTAGTTCAACAGTGTACGATGTGTCAGTGGGTGCAGGCTACGACAGCATTGTGTATGATACCAATGAATATGATTCACAACCAGTCAAAGAGTTACAAAATATCTATGACAGTGTGTATCGAGAAATTTTAATTGATGATTTGAGCAACGAGTTCAACAACTTGTTTTTGACCATTATCAATTATATTTTTGCAGAACAAAAAAGTCCAGACTGGATTTTTAAAACCAGTTTTGTGGACGTTTATCACAATCTAAGAGCACTACAAGAATTTCCTAACTATGTTAGAGACAATCAAAGTTTTTACGATGACTACATCAACGAAGTTAAACCTTACAGAACCATAGTTAGAGAATATGTTCCTTTGTACAATAGACAGGACGATGCCTACGGTGACTGGACAGATTTTGATTTGCCTAGTGCTTATGACAGCAACACCAATGTTTACAAAAGTCCCAATGTGAACAATCCTGGCGATGCCGAACTGTTTACTTCAGACCTATACAGTGATTGGTACAGCAATTACAAATTTAAAATAACCGATTACATAATTGGTAATGTTGGTTTGAACTATATCTTGCCTCCCAATGTGGAAATTACTGGTGGCGGTGGATCTGGGGCCAGTGCAATTACAACAATCTTTGGCAATGGAAAAATTAGCGGTATCACTGTGATCAGTGCTGGGTCTGGTTACACATCTACACCCAATGTGTTTATAAATGGCGACGGAGTAGGCGCAACAGCATATCCTTTACTTAAAAATGAATACTATGCCTCGCAGGCCAATCTAAGTTATAATCTGGTGAGAAGTGTAGATACCATACTTAAATTTGATAGATTGGATTACTCCAGCAATCTGATTGTATGGCAACCCAATACTGCCTATGCCAACACTGTGGTTGTGTCGGGTAATACTGCGGTGGATAGTGGCAACATTTATGTAAGTTCCGGCAATATCATTGTGTACAACAATCAGGCCTTTTTGGCCACCAATGCCAACGTGACCTCACAAGCTATATTTGATTTTACAAGATACAGCAGAATTGACAGTGGCAACGTATTGTTAAACGCAATAGATAGAATCGTTGCCTATTACGAACCTGAAGTGGGCATGACTGGAAAAAATATCAACCAGCTGGTGTATGGGACCGGTTACCCAGGCAGTTATCTACAAGGACCTGGATTTAGAGCAAATGCGTTTGAAGTGTCCAGCAACATTATTTCATTTGATTACGAAGGATTGACAATTGACAGTGCCAATATTGCAGCATTTGATTTTGTAAATTTGGGATTTGAAATTGATCAAAGTATCAGAATTGAAGCAAACGTGCCGTTTGATTTCCAGAACAATGGTTATTTTACAATTGTTAATGTAAATAGAGATAGCATGACTCTTACTGGACAACCAGTTGAGACAACTTGGAACTTGTTGCTGGACAATCCTGTAACAGCCAATGTAGGCGACTGGATTACACAGGCAAACAACACGGCCAATGCCTATATTCTTGAGTCTGTGGTCAATTCGCAGTATCTGTCAGTGATATACACAACACCAGCATTCACAGTGTCAGCGGGCAATGTGATTACCATCAATGGCGTTACAGCAACATCAAACATTGCAGAAATTAATTCTGGTGGCAATGTTGATGTAAAAATAAGTTACCTAGATCTCAAAGATGTACTAGATTCAAATGTTTACAGCACGTATCTAGACAGCAATCTAGGCATTAGACCGCAAGACATAAACATAGTTGGTGGTGCCTACGTAGACACATATTCCAGTCATGCACCCGAAGAGCTTGTGCCTGGCAGAATGTATGACGCCATGGAAATGCGTGTGTTCAGTAACACCGCAGGTAATACAGCCACTCTTGGTTACAGACTGTTCCAACCAATGAGTGCCAACATTGTTTACACAAGAATAAGTGCCAATGCCACCACCACGCTGTCAGCCAACTTGCTGCTGGCCGATGACGAAATTCTAGTCAACAATGCCAGTGTGTTGCCCACTCCTAGTGCTGTACTAGGCAATCCGGGTGTAGTGTTTATCAATGGCGAAAGAATACACTACTATCAGAAATATGATACAGCCAAGATGTCCACTGCGGTAGCCTGGACAGCAAATACCAACATACCTGTGAACACCTTGATAGCACTTGACAGCAATGTCTATCTAACTCAAGGAAACGTATACGCCAATGCCAACATCTATGTAAACACTGCCAATATTCAATTGATCAGATTGAATTCATTGAGACAACTGCGTAGAGGTGTAGATGGTACTGGCGCGGCAAACATTGTGCTGGCAGGAAACACAGTGTCAGACAGCAGCTTGGCTCAATTGATACCCAACGCACAAATCTTTAGTCCTGTCACAGTCACAGGCAATGTTACGGTAACAGCCAATGTGACCTTCAAACTTGTTTTGAGTTCAAACATAACAGCCAACATTGGTGATTATATAACACAGTTCATAGGCAACACAGCCAACGCCAGAGTGTTAGGAAATGTGATTTCAAGCAATGTGGTTGCGGTTGGTAACGTGACCGGCGTATTTGTTACTGCTGCCAATACAGGTACCAGAGTCAACATAGCAAGCATGACCTCAGGTGTTTCCACTACCACTGCCAACGTGTTAACTATCTCAACACTGGGCTCGGTATTTGCCAACGGTAATGTGGTTCTATCCAGCACACCTTTGTTACGTAGTAACATTTGGGAACAATTTGGTACTACACTACAAAACAGCAACACCGTAGGTGCGCAGTTTATAAGAGCGGAGCCTAGTTACATACCATGAATCACGAGCAACTAAATAGTAATATGGATAAAAATATGGAAGATTTAAACGAAAATTCTACAAACACCACTGCCGGGCCCAACGAAGTGGGCGGCATACATGTTCAGGGTCATATCAAAATTTTTGATCCAGAATCTGGGGAAGTTTACATAGACAAACGCAATGCTATTCACTATGAAAACATCAGTGAAGCCATAGCATACACTTTGGCCAACAAAGGGCAAAACTACATTTATGAAATGCACTTTGGCAACGGTGGAACCAGCGTGGATCCAACAGGAATTATCAATTATCTGCCACCCAATGTGAACACCAGCAACAGCAATTTGTATAACCCCACATTTGCAAAAATTGTAGACAATACCAGTGCATTGAATGCTGATCCAACGAGAAACAAGATGGAAATTAGACACGTTCCGGGTCGTGTTTACACAGACATAGTGATCAGCTGTCTGCTAGATTATGGCGAGCCCGCCGGGCAGAGTGCGTTTGACAACAGCACCAACTTGGAAGACACCTATACCTTTGATGAGTTGGGATTGAAAGCACGCAGCACAGACGGCTCATCAGGCTTGACCACAACAGGAAAATTGTTGACGCATGTGATTTTCCATCCGGTACAAAAAAGCCTAAACAGATTGATTCAAATTGATTACACGGTAAGAATTCAAACACTTACAAATTTAAGTAGCGTAGGATAAAACCATGAGTTATTTTGTAAACAAAACCGATGGATCAGTTATAGTGGTGCTAGATGGTACCAAGGACACTACTAGCACCAGCCTGACACTGTTTGGGCGCTTGGTAGCCAATTACGGTGATCAAACCAATGAAAATTTTGTACACCTATTGGAAAATTTTGCGTTTGGCAGTGCACCAGCCAATCCAATTCATGGACAACTGTGGTACGATACCAGCGTCAACAATTTAAAAAATTATACCACTGCTAATACCTGGGTAATTGTGGGCAGCGACATTCAAGGCAATCTTGATGTTGCAGGTAACATACACTTTGGGCCTTACAATTTTGCATTTAAAGATCTAGACGGCAACGTACAAATAACTAATTCGGCCAACGTGGGCAATGTGAGTTTTTTCACCAATGTAAACGGTGTAAGCAGCAGAGTGTTCCATGTCAACAGTAACAACGGATTAATTGACGTTTACGGCAATGCTACTACCAACTTTGGTATTCCTACAAAAATTTATGTGGACAGTGAGTTACAGGCACTACAATCTCGAGCCACAACCAACTTACAAAGCAATGTCAACATAATCAATGCAAATTTGACAGTTAGAATCAGCGAAGAAAATCAGCTGAGAGCTAATCTTACTGCGGCCAATGCGCAGATAGCTTTGAGAGACACAATTGCTCGTGTAAACAGTATCAACACAGCCATTGAAACAGCATTAACTGCCAACGTAGCGATTATCAATGCCAATCTGGTAGTCAGGCGCGATCAAACTATTGCAGTTGACACCGCACTAGTAGCCAATGTAAACGCAATCAATGCCAGCCTTAACGCGGCCAATGCAGAAATCATATCAGTCAACAACAGATTAAATTCAGTCAACACAGCAAGAAATATTGCCTTGACAGCTAACCTGGCACTCAAAGCTGACCTGGCCAGTCCTGCATTTTCAGGTGTGCCCACTGCACCCACTGCTGCATTTGGTGCAAACACATTACAACTTGCAACTACCAATTATGTCATGATCAGATCAGAATTCTGGGATGGCAGCAGAAAATTCGTAAGCACAGCTGACCCCGACAACGCTATCGGAAGCAACGGGGATTTATGGTTCAAGTATACTCCATGACATGACTACTAAACAAATAAAACTAGAATTTGTTAGGCAGCCCGGTAACACCACACTTACACCTAGAACCGATGACCGCTGGGGCTCATTTCAAAACACATATGCAGCTTGGACTAGTAGTCGGTCTGTGGCTGAGACAATAACAATCACACGCAAGATTGAACTTCAACAAGGTTATTATTTTGTAACAGGCACAGTAGACAATTCTGGATCGGTGACAGTGAACGGAACGGTAATTAATCTGTTTACATTCAACACTAATATATCTAGAACTGATTTGGGAACAAGTACTAGAATCTACCACAGCGGTGGATTAATGGATATAGTTATTGACGCACGCAATCAGGGTGATGTAGCCGGAGTTGCTGTGACCATATCGGAACAGGGTCTGAATGTTGTTTCTGCTGGTGGCCGGAATATTATCAATAGTACGTATGTGGGCAATTTAGTTTGGAGCACTAGAACACCAGGCGTAACTACCATTGGTAGATATGTATTCACAATGCCTTACGCAGCATCAATCACGGCACATACATGGGGAGCCGGTGGTAGCGGTGCTGCTGGTTACGGCACAGGCGGTAATTGGTTTGGTGGAATCAGTTTTTATGCAGCTCCTGGTGGCAGCGGATCACCTGGCCTGTACAATACGCACACTTTTGAAGTTGCAGCCGGCGATGTGGTAGAAGTGTTTGTGGGCTCAGCTGGCCTACCAGGTACAGTATTAAAAGGTACTCCATATGATGGAGGTAACACACCCGGAGGCAATGGAGGTGCCAGTAGAACATTAGTAGGCGGTGTTGCGGCTCAAAGCTACAACGGTGGTCGAGGTGGACAAGGTGGTAGATTGGCAATGTACCAAAGCGGCGGCTACGGCAGCAACTATTATCGCAAAGCTGGCGGCGGCACTGGCGGAGGCGGGGGCGGCGGCGCATCAGGGGTGTTGGTCAACAATTTGCCAGCAATTGTGGCTGGCGGTGGTGGAGGCGGTGGTGGAAGTGGCGCAGCCCCAGATTTTGCTGTAAACGGTACACAAGGCACTGGTGATTCAAATGCGGCCATTACAAAAAATGCCACAGGAGAAACACCTGGTGACAACAGAGGAGAAAATGGTAGAGATGTAGGAATTTACAACTTTGGTGGTGGAGGCGGTGGTGGCGGCGGCGGATACCCCGGTGGTCAAGGCGGTATGAGTAGAGCTGACAGTGATAGTTTGGGTTTTCATTACGGATACAATCCTCAAGGCGGAACAGGATTTCACGGCAAGTGCGGCGGAAATTATCCTGCATATCCTGCTTCAACAGGAGCAGGCACGCTGTATTACGACGCAACATACGGTCGAGGGGGTGCAGGTGGTTTAGGAACAGCAATACTTGGTTTCACTGGTGGTCTAGGAACGGCAGTTTCCACTCCCACTCCAATTACTCCAACTGTCGGAGCACCATTTCGCGGCTACGGTGGTCCAGTCTATGGTGATCCACAGCCGGGACAATCAGGAACAGATGGTCGTGTAGTGTTGATCATGGAACCAATTGGTTTAAGTTCTGTCAAAGTTGGTGGACAGTGGCGTCAGATTACCGAAGCCTTTTATAAAGTAGGCGGAGTATACAAAGATATTAGCGATATTTTTATAAAAATCAATGATGAATGGAAACCAATTGAAGGTGGTGGTGGCGCTACACCAAACATAAGCAAAGACTCCGGAGATTATGGACTCAACAACAGAAATTACTCCTGATCGCACAAACAAGCTTTATTCTGTTGATTAAACACGCATAAATAACAAAAGTCGGAGAATTTAACAAGATGGCATACAATATTACCCTAACCAATGGTACTGCTTTAATCAGTGGCGGACTACCAGATGGAACAATTGACACAATTAACAGCAGCTTGACTTTGGTTGGTAAAAATTATCCCGGATACGGTATTTTCCTAAACCAAAACATGGTAAAATTGATGGAAAATTTTGCCAATGGCTCTGCTCCCACAGCACCACTGCCAGGACAATTATGGTGGAATTCGACCACAAAATACCTTAACATAAACACTGCTAGCACCAAGGGCACTGCAAATGCTGTGTGGAAAACCATTGCCACAATGACCTATGCATCCAGTTTTACTACAACTCCAGTTCCGGGCGAGCAGTGGTATGACACAATCAATGGACAGCTTAAAGTGTGGAACGGATCAGCCTGGGTCACGATTGGTCCCGCAGCCACAACCGCAACTGGTAACTCAGGGGCTATCCCAGACACAATTGCCGCAGTAAGTCCGGCAGCGACCTACGTGGTTCTTAAATTTTTTATCAACGACACCCTGGTTGGTATCTGGAGCAAAGAAGCAGCCTTTACAACAGCCATAAGTGGATTTGCACAGGTCAATCGCGGTCTAAACCTCAGCACAGATTTGAGCCAGGCCTATTACGGTAACGCCGATGTGGCATTATCACTGTCTGTGAGTGGTGTCAAAGTTCCTGGCACAAGTTTTTTAAGAAACGACACATCCGGTACAATTGCAGGAGCATTGACCTTGAGTGGAGCCGCCAGTGACGGTGGACTCACATTTGGGCAAGCTGGGGACTTTGTAGGATCAGTCAGCAGCGGCAATGTGACCCTAAGAAATCAAACCAACAACAGAGAACTAATTTTAAGCTTAAAAACCGGAGGTGTACAAACACCATTTTTTAAAGGCAATTGGCAAACAGGATTACCAGAAGCATTTGCTAATCCCACAGTATCTAGCCCGGCCCTTACCTTGGCTACAAAAAGTTATGTAGACAACCAACTTGGCAGTGGTACCGGAGTAAGCACATTTGCAGCCAGTTTGAATCCTGATGCAAACGTTACATACACGTTAGGAAATACAACAAACAGATGGAGTAATGTGTTCACAGAAAGTGTATTGGTTGGTAATGTGTTTGCTGCCAATGCCAATGTACACACAGTTTATGCATCTGGTACCATATTGCCAACGTCCAATACCACTGTTAATCTAGGAAGTACAGGCATGTGGTTTAATACGTTTTATGGAGTGTCTGTACAAGCACAATACGCTGACTTGGCAGAAAGATTTGAAACAGATCAACCGTATGATCCAGGCACTGTAGTTGCACTTGGTGGCATAAAAGAAATTACCGCGGCTGCCGAAGAATTAAGCGAAGATGTGTTTGGCGTCATAAGTACTAGAGCAGCTTATTTGATGAATGGTGCTGCTGGATCAGACACAACTCATCCACCAGTGGCAGTCAACGGCCGAGTACCTGTAAGAGTGATAGGGCCAATACGCAAAGGTGATCGATTGGTAAGTGCAGGCAACGGCTTGGCCAGAGCTGGTGCAAAACATGAACTGTCACCATTTAATGTGATTGGTCGCAGTCTACAAGACAAATTAGACACCGGTGAAGGCACAATCGAAGCCATTGTCAAACTCAATAGTTAGGAAATAAAGTATGTCTTACGCACAAGGTAGTTTAATTGAAGCACAAGATTATAATCAAATACTAGGCGCTAATACTAGTACAGACACCAGTACGATTCATGCTGTGTGGGCTTGGGGCAACGGTAGTAGAGGATATGGACAAACTCCTATTAGTCAGGTATCGGTGGCCAGTCTTGTTACAGCCACTCAATGGGCCACATTGGTTAACACAGTTAATAGTGCCAACTTACACATTCGCAATACCAGTTCTGGTTTAACTGCCAACACAGCAGGTCAGGTAATTGGGCATTCTGGCGGCTTACCTACCGCCATTACATTACTAAATCAAGACAGATTGTTGTTTGCAACCAATTCGGCTGTTGTGGCCAACCAAAGCTCATTGACTGCATACCCGGCCTGGATAGTAGCCGATACTTCTGCCACAGTAACAAGAAGTTTTGGTGCCAATGTAGCATTTGCCAGTCCAGATGCAGCAAGATTTTTCTTCAATGCCGGAGGCAGATTAAAATTCAATTGCAGTGCTGTGAACAATGTGGGCGCTGGTTCGAGATCTGCTGCTGTTGTAGACTTGTTTAATTTTGCAGGTGGAATAGCCACATTTGGCGCCAATACCAATGGCGGCAGGACCGGCACAGGCGGTACTTTGAACAGCAATGATACTGCAAAAGGTTATTATGAAGCCACAATTGCAAACATACAGTTAGTGTCAATCACATCAACCACAAGTTTATACACTTCAGATACTGTTACAATAACTTACAGAACTAACGGCACTCAAGGACAACACAACGATAATGGCACTATTCTAAGTTTTTGGATAAACATTTCGTCGGCACAAGGAAGTGGTTCTCCTAGTGTCAACGACAACATCAACATTACACCCACTGTGACAGTAGACGTTTCGGCTCCTGAAACAACCAATTTGACCAATACCTGGGGCACTGTCACAGTTACTCGTCAATAAGTTATCTAAAAAAAGTCTTTACCTTTATACAAGGTTAGCGTAAAATACTGCTAACCTTTCTACAATCTTTAACATGGATACCATAAACGATATTGTAGGCCAGATAAAATTGGCCACAGATTTTCAAATCAACAAAAAAATTTTACGAGAAAAAATTTGCTCAGACCTACACATGACTCACAACGGAGGCATGTTTAAAATTTCACCAGAATTGTTAGCATTTGTACAAACCTGGCCCATCGATGAATTGTGTTTGGAAGATGCGTACGAAAATCCTGTACAAATTGATCGACAGACATTTTTAATCACTGCACAACAACACTATCAAACCGTTATGAATCGTTGGCATCAGCAATATGAAGATCTCAAAAAAATCAGAAAAATCTAGAGGAATTTTGGCTTTTGCTTACAATGTTGAAACTATTGATTATGTATCAATAGCCAAACAAACTTTGCAGTTGGCCGGTAAAAAATTAGATTTACCATACACGTTGATAACAGATAAAGAATTTCACAATCAATCTCAAAATTCAAGATATGACATTGACTCCGGAAAGTTTATTACATGGAGAAATACAGGTAGGCATTGTGCATATGATTTGACACCCTATGACGAAACATTAGTTATTGATGTAGATTATGTTGTGTTAAACAGCAATCTAAATAAAATATTTGATTGTGAATGGGATTATCTGTTGCAAAGAAACACCTTTGCGTTGACCACACAGTACCCGCTACTGATGGGAGAAACCAGTTTACCGTTTGTCTGGGCCACGGTATTTGCATTTAGAAAAACTGCCAAATCTCGAATGTATTTTGATCTAGTAGGAAGAATACAAAGAAACTATAATTATTATCGATCACTTTACAATATTCAAGAAAGAATTTTTAGAAACGATTTTGCATTTGCAATAGCGGACGTGATTTTAAATGGCTACAGCATAATAACAAATTCTATACCAGAGAATATGTTGACTGTAGATCAGGTGATAGATAGTATTCAAACGCTTGATGATAATTTAGTTATAAAAGATTCCAACCGAGCCTATGTTGTGCCAAGAAACAATCTGCATGTAATGAGCAAAGCATACTTACAAAGTAAAGATTTTAGTAAATTGATCAAGGGATTACTTGATGAATCATAAAGAACAATTTGGTTATTTGACAGTGGCATGTAATAACAATCAAGTTGATTATTTGCGATTGGCCTATGCACAAGCTTTGTGCGTGAAAAAAACACAAAAGAACAATCGGTTTGCAGTAATTGTAGATGCCAACACTGAAAAATTCTTAAATGAAAAACATCAACAGGTGTTTGATTATGTGATACAAGTGCCCGAACACAATCTTGGTCCATATGGTGCAGAAGCCTTCGTATTTGACTTAACTCCGTTTAAAGAAACAATCAAACTAGAGAGTGACATACTTTTGACACGCAGCATAGATCATTGGATTAATACGTTTAGGTTGAGAGACATGGTGTTGAGTGTGGGATGTAAAAATTATCGCCAAGAGCCGTCATTGTCTAGAGCATATAGAAAAACATTTGACGATAACCATTTACCGGATGTGTATAATGGATTAATGTATTTTAGATTTACACAGACTGCAAAGAATTTTTTTGATACAGCTAAAAATATTTTTTCCAATTGGGACACAATAAAAAATCAAATAAAAAATTGCAGGGAAGACATACCTAGTACAGATTTGGTTTTTGCACTGTCAGCTCAAATAATAGGGCCGGAGTTGTGTACCCTACCCACTGCTGATTTTATTAATTTTGTACACATGAAATCTGCAATAAATGAATTTGATCGTGATTTAAATTTTAATCAAGTTTTTGTCACTGAATTTGATACGGGCATGATTAGAATCAATAATGTAAATCAATATCATCCTTTGCACTATTATGATAAAAACTTTTTAACCGACGAAATGATAGATTATTATGAGCAATGATTTCTGGCAAGAAGTTTTTAGATTGGTTGACGAATATGATGCTGCTCGTCCTCAAATAACGATCGAACCTAGATTGTACTACAACACGCAAGATGGCACTGTTACAGGCTATTGCGAAACTGCTCATCCTGACAATGAAAATTATATAGTTTTAGAAAATCCTGATGTTTACTTTAGAAACAACACAAATTTATTAAGAGTAAAAGATGGCAAATTGATTGTTATTGATCCCAAGCAACCAAGCAAGGCAAGACTAAAAAAATCCACGGCTGGGTATAAAACAGTAAAAGAGCACGCCTCGTTGCTGTTGGAATCAACAGAAGATTATCATGATATCGAATACTATGACCACACAAACGATTGATATAGCAGATTTAGATTGTATTTTTTTAACTTATGACGAACCTAAAAAAGAAGAATTCTGGATACGTATTCAAAACATGGTGCCGTGGGCAAAACGAGTTGACGGTGTCAAAGGGTCAGATGCTGCACACAAAGCTGCCGCCGCTGCAAGCGACACAGAACGATTTGTTCTAGTTGATGGAGACAACATACCCGATCCAGAGTTTTTTAACTTACAGTTACGGATAGACGAAAGAAATCATGACCACGTTTTTAGATGGAAAGCACGTAATGTGGTAAATGGTTTGCGTTATGGTAATGGCGGTGTAAGTTGCTGGACTCGAGAGTTTGTTTTCAACATGCGTACCCACGAAGCCAGTTTAGGTGACGAAGAAACTGCCGTGGAATTTTGTTTTAATCCCAAATACACAGCCATGCACAATTGTTACAGTACAACCTATCCTAATGGTAGTGCCAAACAAGCATGGCGTGCTGGATTTAGAGAAGGTGTAAAAATGTGTCTTGACCGGGGGCACAAACCTTCATTACAGGAATTTGAAGAAGGCGTGAATAAAAGAAATTATGATAATCTTTGTATATGGCACAGCGTAGGTGCTGATGTAGAAAACGGTTACTGGGCCATGTACGGAGCAAGACTAGGCACATACATGATCATGCTAGAAGGATGGGATTACCATCAGGTACAAGATTTTGACATGTTAGAAAAGTTATGGTCAAGCTTTGGTAAAGAAGACCCCCAAGAAGGATGTGAACGCATTGAAGATGCATTACGCAATAGACTGGGACTACCTATTGTTATGTTCACGCCTGATCAAAGTCGATTCTTCAAGCATCATTATTCAACTGGTCAAAGAAACAGTGAAATTATGATGACAGAAATTGATGTAATACGAAGGATTGAAGGATGGTAAGTGATTTTATGTCAGCTGCTGAACAGGCTAAAGAAAAATTAGGTCCTAGCCTCTGTTTGGCCAAATGGCAGCAGGTAAGCCTGCACCTTCCTACTGGATTGACCAATAGTTGCTATCATCCGCCACTACATGAAATAGATTCAAGTTTGTTAAGAGATAATCCCAGTGCATTGCATAACACACCTTACAAAAAAACTCAGCGTCAAATTATGTTACGCAACGAAAGGCCGGAGGAATGTAGTTATTGTTGGACACAAGAGGACATAGGGAATTTAAGCGATAGGCATTACAGATCTGGTGAACCATGGGCTGCGGAGCACTTTGACGCTATCGTCAATTCCACTGGCGACGAGGACGCTATTCCTTCCTATGTGGAAGTCAATTTCAACCATGCTTGCAACCTCAAGTGTAGCTATTGCAGTCCGCAGTTTAGTAGCAGCTGGGGTGAGGAAATTGGAAGATTTGGAGGATATCCCACTAGTACTATTCATAATGATGTTTCCCATTTTACAGGTCGCAGAAAACCTATCCCCGCTCGTGAGGAAAATCCTTACGTAGATGCATTCTGGGAATGGTGGCCAAGTCTATATCCAAAACTAAAACATTTTAGAATGACCGGCGGCGAGCCCTTGATGGATCGCAATACATATCGTGTGTTTGACTATGTGTTAGCATTTCCTAAATCTGATTTGCACATTGATGTCACTAGCAATTTTAGTGTGGAACAAAAGTTATACGATCAGTATCATGATTATGTAAAAAGATTGTGCGATACTAACATAGAACACTTTATGCAATATGTTAGTTTAGACTCAGGAGTACGTGGCCATGCCGAATATATACGTCACGGCTTGGACTTTAATAGAGTACATGAAAATGTTCATAGATATTTGGATAAGATTCCCAATAGAAACAGTTTAAGTTTTATTGTCACAATGAGTAATTTAAATGTGCTTGGACTACAAACTTTGCTACAGTGGATTTTATCATTACGACTTTTATATAGTAAAACATATCAAAGAGTTTGGTTTGACACGCCCATACTGAGACAACCCACTTGGCAAAGTTTGCAGATACTTCCGCCTGTGTATACCAAACGATTGCAGGATGTGGTAGATTGGATGCGAGCAAATTTAGAAACCACTGAACGACCATTTCAAGGATTTAAAGACTACGAAGTGCAAAGATTACAACGAGTCGTAGATTGGATGCGAGAAGGTAGCAAATTAGATCAAGAATATGTTAAACTACAACGTGCTGATTTTTTTAGATTCTTTAATGAGCACGATAAACGGAGAAATACTTGGTTTTTGAATGCCTTTCCAGAAATGCAAGAGTTCTGGAATGAATGTAAATATCATGCCCAAAATTCATAACGAAACAGATTTAGAATACAAGCGTAGAGTGATTGACATTAAGTCCGAATCATTCTGCGGAGCAAAATGGTATAACGCAACTATATGGTTAGGCAGTGGCATGACTACCAGTTGCCATCATCCGCTCCCGCATAAAGTCAGCGTTCTAGAAGTGCAAGCAAATCCTCGAGTATTACATAACACAACCAAAAAGAAAGAGGAACGTCGTCAAATGCAAGCAGGCCAAAGACCAGCTGGTTGCGAATATTGTTGGAAGATCGAAGACATCGGTCGCGACAACGTTAGTGATCGTGTTTACAAAACGGTAATATATTCAGATGAGGATTTGGAACATGCATACAACACTAGCTTCGACAAAGATATCAATCTTCGCACTCTTGAAATCAGTTTTGACCGTACTTGTCAGTTTGCTTGCTCTTATTGCAATCCTGCATTCAGTAGTACTTGGGTCAAAGACATTAATACCAATGGGCCTTATGTGGAACTTGAGTCTGACGGTAGGAACCATTTTACTCATAGTCATGATAGTGCTCAGTTGTTTAAATTTGGTCAAGATAATCCATACGTCACAGCATTCTTCCAGTGGTGGGAATCAGATCTCCACCGAACCTTAGATGAATTGCGTATAACCGGCGGCGAACCACTAATGTCAGGTTATACCTGGCAATTGCTTGATTGGTTCAAAACAAATCGAGGCCGAAGCAAAACACGATTGGCAATCAATTCTAACCTAGGAGCTCAAGTTGATCTCGATCGCTTATTTGAAAGTGTGGACTCACCCATTGACTTATACACTAGTAATGAAAGTATCGGAGCTCATGCAGAGTATATTAGAGACGGACTGGTTTGGGACGATTGGGCTAATAATATAGAATTAACATTAGATCATCAAGTAGGCAATAAATTACGTGGCTTACACATTATGTGCACCATTAATGCTTTGTGTTTAGAAAGTCTTACAGAATTTTTAGATCTCATAATAGAATGGAAACAAAACTACGGACGCGATTTCCCTAGCTTTACGTTAAACATATTACGATTTCCTAGTTTTCAAAGTCCACTTGTGTTGTCGGACGAAACAAGAACACGACATAAAAATAATTTAGAGGCCTGGTTGGCGGCAAATAATAATGAATACCTGCATCAACATGAAGTAAATCATGTGCAACGCCTAATTGATTATTTAGATATTGTAAAAACTCCACACGCAGGAGCAGCAGAACAAAAAATATTACAACGAGATTTTAAAAAATTTTATCAACAGTATGACAAACGACGAGAAAAAAAATTTATAGAAACGTTTCCTAACTTGGTAGATTGGTACAATAAATTATGAGTGTTAAAGGATTTTATAATAAAGGATATGTGTATAATGAGAGAGCTCCGTATTTTATTGAACGTGAGCAACTTACAGATAGACAATGGCAATTGCTTACTGAAAGCAAAACATTTTGCATGATGCCGTGGGTACACATGCATGCTTTTCCAGATGGTCGCGCATATCCGTGTTGCCTTGCAGATTACTGGTATCCAGTTGGAGACTTACGTAAGAACACAATGAAGGAAATATGGAATCAAGAATCTTACAAAACCATGCGAAAGAATATGCTGGAAGATAAGCCTTGTAAAGAATGCAACAAATGTTATGAACAAGAATCAAACGGTTTTTTTAGTTTAAGACATGACGGAAACCGCAATTACGGACATCATATAAAAGAAGTTGATCAAACTGCCAACGATGGCTACCATCCAGAATTTAAAATAAGATATTGGGATGTGAGGTTTAGCAATCTTTGTAATTTCAGTTGTCGTAGTTGCGGTCCGATCTTTAGTAGTAATTGGTATAATGATCATGTCAAGTTGTACAATCGCAAACCTGATGTGCTTGGCAGAGAAATGGCCAGGGTTGAATATACAGCAGGTGACGAAGATACTATGATAGAGCAAATGCTTCCGCATATTCCGTATCTTGAACAAGTTTATTTTGCCGGCGGCGAACCTCTAATCATGAAAGAACATTACTTCATGTTAGAAAAATTGATCGAACATGGTAAAACAGATGTGCGTATTCAATACAACACAAACTTCAGTGAACTTGCTTATAAAGATAAACATGTTTTTGATTACTGGCGACATTTTAAAAACGTCAGCGTTGGTGCTAGTTTAGACGCATCTGGAGCTAGAGCCGAACTTATGCGTCGAGGCACAGATTGGAAACAAACTGTAGAAAATCGACAAAGAATGATAGCAGAAGTTCCGCATGTTGATTTTTATGTTAGTGCTACAGTTAGTGCTATGAATGTATTACACGTATTAGACTTTCACCGTGAATGGACAGAGTTGGGTCTGATTCAAGCAAAGGATTTTAATATCAATTTATGCCAATCGCCAGACTGGTATCGACCAAATATTTTTCCTAAAGAATTTAAAGAAAGAGTTATTGTTCCAAAATATCAAGAACACATAGAATGGTTGAAAAACAAAGACTCTTTAAAACGTGCTACTAATGGATTTGAATCATTGTTAAAGTTTATTTTGTCAAATAATAAAGAAGAAATTCAAGTTCATGAATTTGAGTATGAAACATTTAAAGGGGAAAGTTGGCCAAGCTGGAATGATTTTTGTAACGGAGTTAAGTCAAAAAATAGTTTGATAAATGAAGAAATTGATCAATTTGTTCAATCAATTAAACAAACGAGAGGACTTCAAGAGTTTAAAAATCAAATTAAAAAATTAGATGAAATTAGAAATGAAAATTTTTGGAAAGTATTCCCCGAATTAAATGAATTTGCCTAAGACAATTTGCATGCTGCCGTGGATAAGCATAGAAACAAGTCCAATTGGTACGGCCAGACCTTGTTGTTTGGCTATTGATGAAATCACAGATGATACAGGTAGAAAATATGATCTAAATAAAACAGACTTACAGACCATATATAACAGCACGTACATGCAAAAATTACGACAGCAATTTCGTGCAGGAGAAAAACCTGAAACGTGTAATCGTTGCTGGCAAGAAGAAGATGCTGGTCGTGCAAGTAAAAGAATTTATAGCAAGATAAGGTTAAAAGAGTTTGTTGATAAAGTTGACTATGCAAACGATACCCCTGATCAGCTTTGGTTTGTTGATTTAAAACTAGGCAACATTTGTAATCTCAAATGTAGAATATGTGGTTCTTGGTCTAGTAGTAGATGGGCACAAGAAGAAATAGATTACATACCGGAATTAAAAAACAAAAAAGACCATCTTGCCTATAAATTTTTACAACAAGGCGCATGGCCGCGTAAGACACAAACATTTTGGAACAATCTTCGAGAACTATTGCCTAATATTAAATATTTTGAATTTACCGGCGGCGAGCCTTTTATGATTCAAGAGCACTTTGATTTATTACAGTATGCAGTTGATCAAGGCCATGCTCAAAATATTGATATACATTACAATACTAACGGAACTCAATGGCCAGATGCACATGAATTATGGAAACACTTTAAACGTGTAGATATTGCATTTAGTATTGATAATGTAGAACAAAGATTTGAATATGAACGCTACGGAGCAAAATGGAATGAAGTTACAGAAAATATAAAAAATTTTCATGATTTACGTGATCAATATCGAGGTAAAATTACAACACAGGCATGCATGACAATCAATATTCAAAATGTGTATTACCTAGAAGATCTATGTGCCTGGATTAATACACAAACGTTTGATGATCATTATTTTAATATGTTACATGATCCTAAACACATGTGTGTTGATAACCTAACCGAGGCAGCAAAACAAATTGTCGTAGAAAAATTAAAAGCAGGCACTTTTACACCTAGACATCGAGCAGAAATTTTGCGTATTATCAAATTTATAGAAAATGGCGCAGGATCTGATGGTGAAGAATTTGTTTTTAAAATGAAAAAAACAGACCAATATCGAAAACAAAGTTTTGAAGATACTCATCCAGAAATAGCCAGAGCAATGGGGTATGACTAAACTACAATTGGTTTTATCGCAAAATTGTTATACTTCTTTTCACCAACCTTGGTTAGTAGACCTTGTATCAGATTATTTTGATATAGTTTATATTGAGCACAATCTCACACTTGATAAAAGAGCTATTTTTGTTACAAATGTACTCAGTAATGATAATAAATGGATAGATAAAGAAAGAAAATTAATAGTAGATAATCTTTGGGAAATATATCAACCTAGTCATGATCATAATCGTAGATTAGTTCTTGTAAATAAAAATTGGTTTTGGTATAATGAATCACTATGGTATAGATACCTAGGATATCATAATCATATTCCTAATCTTAAAATTTCTAAAAATGGTTTATTGTTGATGCATCTAAAAAAATTGCATAGAACAGAACTTTTTGAAAAATTGAATCTTGATAATTTATTGTTTAGTTATGTTGCGGCTGGTTATACTATATCTAATGATATGGATTATAATGATGGTGAATGGCAACGATACTTCAATCCAGACTGGTATAATTCTACCGCATTTAGTATAGTAGCAGAAACTATGGTAATGCCTAAAGATCCTTTGTTTGTTACAGAAAAAACCTTTAAGCCAATTGCCTTTCAACATCCTTTTATAATATTAGGACAACCAGGTATTTTAAGATATTTACGATCGCTAGGCTTTGAAACATTTGAAAATATATTTGACGAATCGTATGATAACGAAAATGCAATTGATAAAAGATTAACAAGCGTTGTGAATCAAATCAATAATTACTCACATAAAAATTATGATTTGTACACTCTCAAAAAACTTACACATAATAAAGAATTGTTTTTCAACGAACAACTAGTAAAAGAAAAAATTAAAAAAGAAATTATAGAACCTATTTTAGAATATGCAGAAACCTGATAAACTATGTATGGCACCATGGACGCATACATATCTCAGTCCTCAAACTGAAAGGCGTCTATGTTGTGCTAGTAGAGAACCTGCACAAAATTTTGCACAATACATAGATGTTAGTTCTGGTACAGGTCAATACATTCCAATCTCATTAGAACAGCATTGGAATGGTAATCATATGCGTAGTGTACGCCAACGAATGTTAGCAGGAGAAACACTACCTGAGTGCGAAGTATGTAACGAAAAATTACTAAACACAGACGTTTACCGCAGTTATTTTAATAATTTGTTTGCACATAAGTATCAACAAGTGTTAGAAAGTACCGACGAAACAGGATATACAACTATGCAACCTGTTAGTTGGGATTACAGATTTAGTAATCTCTGTAACTTCAAATGCCGTATGTGCGGCGACATGTTGTCTAGTAGTTGGGAAAGTGAGCAAAGACAACACAATATGATCAATTGGCAGGATCCAAAAAATAATTGGATGCGGCCTGAAATCAAACACGAAATTGAACAGTTCCAGACAACTCAGATTGAAGCCGAGTTTGCAGCAGCAGTAGAGGACCACCGTATAGAGGAAGTGTATTGGGTGGGCGGAGAACCGTTAATGTATGAACAGCATTGGCGGTATATGCAGCGCATTATAGAACTGGGAGATGGACCTAAAGTTTATGCTAGATACAATACTAATCTTAGTCGTGTTAATTACAGAGGCTGTAATCTTTATAGCGATATACTTACTAAACTGCGCGATTGGCAAATATGTGCCAGCATCGATGGCACAGGCCAAATTGGAGAATATATCCGAACAGGCCTTGATTATGAGGCATGGCTTGCTAACTTTAAGGAAGGAATTAGAATCTCTACGCACCGAAGGCAAATGAGATTAGACTTTACGCTTACCCTTCCGGGCATGTTTGAAGTAACGAATATACAGCAGTTAGCCGACAAGTTGGGTGTTGACATTCTGGCCAAGGTTGTGTTTAGTTTTACGCCGGACATAGTTATGTCACCTTTAGCCCTACCTAGATCCTTATTAGATCCTTGGGTAGACGAAACAATAATGGAACTTGGCACAGATGGCCCGTTAAAGGATATCTTGATTCAGCTTAAAACACGCCCTACCTTCCAAGAGCAATATGGTGAAACGGTATACCGTCAAGGTATTGCTCGAGGACGAGCTCGTGTGTTACAATTAGAATCTATTCGTAGTCAAAATATAACTATGGATGAAATACTATCAAAAAGAACGGATGTATATGAGTGGTGGACGGCCATCAGTTAAAGTTGTATTAAGAAATCCTTTAAACTATAGTGATCAAATTGACTACACTATAATTCCACATGACAATATTCTAGCACGAGATTGGACAGTAGCACTAAAATTGTTACTAGAATCAAATAGTTTGTTAGAGAAAAATTTTTGTTTTATAGGTTTTCCAAATAATTCAAGAAATATAGAATATCTTTGTAACGAAATCAATCGAGCAATATTTCAAATTAATACATTTAATGCCAGCTTGCAATGGCAAAAACAAGGATTACAATCATACATAATTGAAGATTTTTTTACTCCTGATGTTGTAAGATTCGGAGAAGAATATGAAACCGGACACCAGGGTAATAAAGTGCATCATGACGATACTTATTATGCACAACATTTAGGTTTGCAAACTAAACAAAGTGCGTTAAACAGACTGCATAATCATTTTGAGAAGCTACAAGGTACTGTAGATAATTTGAGTTCTTATTACTTAGTAGCCGATTATGAAACAAAATATGCTATAAGACAATTAAATAATTTGTGTCATGAGTTAGAAAATTTACTTTTAAGTCAACACAAGCAGAAATATTTAAAAGAATGGATAAGACCAAGCCAAATAACCACGTGGTTACATGCAACCAGATATCACTTAACAAATGAACACAAGCAACTCTTTTTAGTAAATAAATTTGATAGAAAATTTGGACATGTTTACATGCACTGGAGTCAGATTGGAAAAACTTACTATGAAGTATTCAGAGACGAGAACGCTCCTGATCTAATAGATACGGTATGTGATGCAATAACACAACTGGAATATTACAGCGGAGAGTTTGATGTTGAATGGGGCCAAGATACAGTTTATGGTAACCCAAACACAACTTGGGTAACTAAAGATTTAGATTTGTTTTATAATTGGTTAATCAAAAACAACAAAGATCCTGATGATCCTAATTTGTGTAATGGGTACATTCCAATTGGAGAAATAGATTTACAAAAATCGTTTGGATCAAAAAACAAGTTTGATATATGGGAAATTTTAAGCAGTCATCTTGACATTTACAGTATTGAAGTTGACGGAATAAAAAAAACGTATGAATATTGTTGGACGGATGCTAGTTATAAACAAATGCAAATAGACATAATGAAACCAGGATATGATTTTAGTAGCAGGCGGTGATAGTTTTGTATACGGCAGTGAACTAAAAGATTGTAACGTCAATATTAATCGTGCCGACTCAATAAAAAATGTTTACAATCATAGTTCTCTTACTTTTCCGGCATTATTAGCTGATAATTTAAAATATATCTGTACCGCCTGGCCAGGGTACAGCAATGAAAGTATTGCTAGAACAGTAATAGCGGAATGTTCACAATTTGATAATTGTGGTGTGC